TGCACGTCGTTGGGAATGTCTATGCAACCGGCAACGTCGAGACTGCCGGATTTCTTGGGGATGGAACTCTGGCCAATCTCTCGGCAAATATTGTAACCCTCGAGTCTAACCTCGGACTCTACGAATCAAATATCCATCTAGAAGGCTACAAGGTGGGTATCAGCCCAAACGATTTCACACCCTCGGCAAACCTGCACGTCGTTGGGAATGTCTATGCAACCGGCAACGTCGAGACTGCTGGCACCGTCGCGATTGCAAACGTCCAACAATTCTCCGATGCATTCCTGACCCTGGGTGACAACGAGACCACCCAAAGGGATATGATCCACATGAGCGGCAACTGCGTCATAGACTGTGTGGGTCAGAGTGTGGCAATCGGGAAAAGTTTGCAGGTACAGGGCGATTATTCCGTTGCTCTGGCTGAGGGTGCAGGTGGGTTAGGACTACACAAGATCTCCATAGGTGCTTTTGCTGGTAGGAACAGCCCGGGCGACACAGTGGCAATCGGTGGATTCGCTGGCAATGGGGGACAGAACGAAGCCGCGGTGGCAATCGGGCGCAGTACTGGGCGCAACAATCAGGGTTCATACGCCGTTGCCATTGGAAAAAATGCAGCTTTTTACACTCAGGGTGAATACGCCGTTGCCATAGGATTCGAGGCAGGGTTTTCCAATCAGGGTTCATCCTCTGTTGCCATTGGACGACTGGCAAATGCTCCGACAAATTCTGTTGTCCTGAATGGCACTGGGTCTGCCTTTAGCCCATCAACATCCGATGGGTTCTTTGTGAAACCAGTGAGACACATGCTAAATGAAACAGCCAATGTCATGTCATATATCACGGCTGCGGGTGAAGTTACAACATCTGATATTCAGATTGTCAATGGAAATGTTGGTATCGCCAACACGGCACCTAACCACAAGCTGTCCGTCAATGGGGATGTGTATACGAGTGGTAGCTATTTACCATTCACAGGGGCACATATATCATTAAATACGTTATCGTCATACGAAGATGGTACACTGGTTGCGTCAACCGGTAATGTTAGTACAGATGACACAGTATACAATACATCTGTAGAAATTGAACCAACATCGGTTTCTAAAGACAAGCGAGTGATTGGTGTCACATGCAAACGTGAAACTGAATTAGACGCAATCACAACAACGCAGATCATTGCTCTAGGGGAGGGTCGTATGCTGGTCTGCAACGAGAATGGTGATATTGAGAATGGTGACTACATCTGTAGCTCAAATGTCATTGGGCACGGTATGAAGCAAGACGATGACCTATTGCACAATTATACAGTAGCAAAGGCTACAGAGGACTGTTCATTTACAGGACCGGATGACAAGAAACTCGTATCTGTGACATTTCATTGTGGATAGACGAACACTCAATCAAGGTTAAGGAAAACATTGATGGAGAGCATGTGTTTGAAAATGGGATCAGTTTTCACAATAGCAACAGGCTGAGGGGCTGAAGTCTAAGTCATAGACAGTATGATTGCTCCAAAAACAAAGAACATGACGAGGTAAGAGCATTCGCAATCTTTCCTGACGTCAGGTCTGAGAACTGGTCTCGGAGGTGATTCTACAGTCTCTTCATCGTCTAGAGGGGCATAACTAAGCATCTTATAATGTTACTTACAAATTAATTTCCTTCTTTTCCGTCTTTTGCTTGCGTGGGCGGCCGCGCTTCCTTGGGATATTTACGTCACGGGTCTCAGACTCGACGCCCGATGCGAGAGAGACGATGTCTGATACACTCTCTCCATCCTCTTCTGCCGGGGGTGGCTGTGGGGTGCTGCTCACCGGTGGTGCGGGTGGCATCATTATACCATTCATGAGGCTTGAAATATCAAGGGCTGGTCCCTGCATCTCGCGCCGCCCTCCAGTATCAGTAGATGGTGGAGGAGCTGCACCCCGAGGCTGTGTATTCTGAACAGCGGACATCATGCTCTTCACGAGGTCTGGATTCTGCTTAATGACGTCATTCATGTTCGGCATTGCTGCCTTAAACATGCTGTTCGTAAGGTGGAACATTGTCGCAGAGCCACCAAGCATCATAATGAGCTTGACCTCCGGTGCCATCTCCATCTTGCCCTTATACTTATTGTGGAGCTCCTCAAAAACATTGTCATAGTCGTCGATATTCTCCATGATAGACTCGGACCAGCCGTCTAGGTGAATCTCAAGGGGGTTATAGCGCTTGTTAAGAAATTCCAAACCAGTCACGCATGCCACCAGCGCTCGTCGTGAAAACTTGACTGCCTGGTCAACCTCGATGCTGTATGTCAGGCGCTTGACCTCTGTCCTAAGCTCGTGAATACTAGAGTATGCATTCAGGCGTTTATTCACGTTGAGGCCCTTCTTTTCTAATCTCGCCAGTTTATTCAGTAGATCGGCCTTCTCCTCGTCAACTGAATTAAAACCTTCAGATGGCTGTTCTCCCCCATATGATTGATATGGGTCACCCATCTCACTCCCAGACTCCGCCTCATCATGGTCTCCACCATAGTCAAACTCCTCAGGGGGAGGTCTTGCCGGTACACTGGACTTTCCGGGATTCATGAAAGCATCTATGTCGTCATTTTGTTCGGTATAACGAGCGTGATGCTGTTTCTTCACCTTTGGTCGGCGGAAGGGTTTCCTTACAGCCGGCTCGGGGTCTATTGTCACCTCCTGTAGAAGGGCTTGTTCGTCATCATCTAGTTTCAGGACACTTCCGGTTCCTTCCCTTTCGAGTACAATCTCTGTATCCATAGAGTGTTACAATAGTATTCTAATATATTCAAAGTTCTTTAACGCGGCTGAAATAATTTTGTGTGCAATTAATAAATGAAGTCGATCAACAATATTCGCAAGATGTCCAAGCGCAACCCACTGGGTCTGATTGTATTCCTTATGATCGCCATCCTGCTCATGTGCAAGTTTGGTGGCCGCAGCGGTTACAAGATGTCTCCACGTGAGATTCAGATTGAGGGTGAACAGCCCGATCTGTTTGACATTCCATACGCAGTTGAGTGTGTACCTGGACCTCAGCAGACTGCAGGCGCCTACACCAGGAGCCTGACTCCCGGTGGCTACTGTGGAATGCAGCAGAAGGTTGCACAGGCTGCCAGTTACAAGATTGCCGGCGGCATTGGAGGTGACCTTGCTTAAATAATTTAATGAAATTTTTTACAAATTTGAATAAAAATCAATTAGTAAAAAATTGTGGTATAGTATTAATGGAGTCAAGGACGATCTTTGTATCATCTGAAAACAGGGACAGGACAATCTACCCACATGGCAATTCATACACCCTCCACTTATCAACTTGTATAAAGGATGTTGTGGAGGCTGAGCTGCTCCATGCATCAGTACCAAATACTATTTTTAATCTGACAGACGGAGCTGGAGTGTTGAGCTTTAGCAACACGGCAACAGGTCAGACGGACCTCTCAAATCTTACGACATTTTCTATAAGTCCCGGATTTTATGGTGCAGTTGACCTCGCATCAGCGATTACAAATGCGGTGTCAAATATTTCAGGTGTCACCGTAACATACCTATCATCGGAAGGTAGATTCTTGTTAGCAAGGGATATATCTCATGGACCATTTACAATGTACAGCAACACGGTTGAGATGTCTAGGCTACTTGGTTTTTCAGATAGCAATACAAATGTAGAAATAAATTCATCAAATGTTGCATATACATCTGGTCTGAATATACCATTTGCATCTGACAACACAATCTATAGGAACAAGGAGTTCATCGTCACAGATACGATCACAAATATGGCTCCAAATGAGGGAATATTCTTAGATATTGAAGAACTTAGGAGTAAATTCAATCATGACACAAAGGCTATAGACGGCGATACAACAAGTGGAGCCACGATGTCGAGATCATTTGGTGTAATTCCTATGGATGTTTCCAGTGGTTCTGTGAAGATTTTTAAGAAGTCTACAGACTATGACATGGTTGTACAGTATCCAAGCCCCATCCAGAAGCTTCCAAGACTTACAGTCAGATGGGTTGACCGTGAGGGCAAGACTGTTAATTTTAATGGTATGAATGATAATTCATTCGTATTGAAGGTTAAGACCCTTCGCAAAAATCTATGCCCATAAAAAATATACCATTATAATAATATACAATGTCCGGAGGTATTACACAGCTCGTAGCAATCGGTGCTCAGGATGCTCACATCGTTGGCAACCCCGAGGTGTCCTTCTTTCGATCCACATACAGGCGTCACACCAACTTTTCCCAGACTGTCGAACGCCAGATAATCCAAGGCAATGTTGCGAACAGCGGCATGTCGACCGTGCGTGTGGACCGCAAGGGTGACCTCCTTGCCCAGATGTACTTTGTCGTTGATAACGGCACTGAGACTCAAGCTGAGGATTGGCTTACCCTTATAGATAAGGTGGAGCTTCTCATCGGTGGCCAGGTCATTGATACTCAGGAGCGCGAGTTCATAACAAATGTCGCAGTTGATACGCTCTCTACTAATATGTCCAAGTCCGCAAACGGTCTTTTCCGCGGCAGGGCTGTACCCGCTCGCTTCTTCCCACTGAGGTTCTTCTTCTGCGAGAACTTCCAGTCTGCTCTCCCACTCGTGGCTCTCCAGTACCACGATGTTGAGATTCGCATCACATGGGGATCTGCAGCAGCCGACAGCAACCGCCGCTGGGAGTGCTATGCAAACTACATCTACCTCGATACACAGGAGAGGCAGGAGTTTGCAGCCAATCCTCATCAGATGCTTATTACACAGGTTCAGAAGGCACTCCCATCGAACTCTCTCACTCAGGAGCTGAACTTCAACCACCCAATCAAGTTCCTTGCGAGTAGCAACATAAACTCGGGTGGTCTGTTCTCTACCACCAACAAGGTGAAGCTGCAGATTAATGGTTCGGATGTTACAAACTACAAGTTTGCCGTACCAAATTACACATCGGTTACTGCATACTACCACACTCCATTCTCGCAGTCCAACGATACCGACCTTTTCATCTACCCATTCTGCCTTGACACATCCAAGCTTCAGCCAACAGGTACACTGAACTTCAGCCGTCTTGATTCGGCTCGTATCCTCTCACAGTCTGCGAATATCACAGACATAATCTATGCAGTGAACTACAACATTCTCAGGATTGAGAATGGCATGGGTGGTCTTGTCTATGCAAATTAAATCGCAACAATAATTAAATGAAGTTTCATTATGTTCTAGCTCTGCTCGCGTTACTTTTTGTTATCAGCTATGATCCCAAGTCCGGTACGATTGAAAAGTTCATGAATCCCGGAAAACCACAGAGTGGTTGCTGTGACGATACACAGTATATGGCGGATAACAAGAGGCAGTGTCAACCCGCACACTTTCAGGGTGTGACTTTCGCAAATGAATCATATGGTTGTCCAATTCAGACCCCTCAGGTTAATATGGGTGCGGTAATTGGACGCTAATTAAATGGCTAGTAGTATCAAGATGCTTGGTGCAATAAACAAGGACATGATAATGCTTGCGGCAATTTTAACTGTCGTGGTGGCATGCGCATTCCTATACAAGGAGAGTCAGAAGATGAAGGACGAGATTTCTTCATGTAAGTTGTTTTCTATCAATTTGGCAAATCGCATACCAGCTCCGGCTCCATCTCCATCTCCATCTCCAGCTCCAGCTCCAATACCGGTTCAGGAAACTGAGGGAGAAGTTGCAGAAGAATAATATACTTATGTTTCAGAGAGCTAAATGGCTCGAGAAATTATAGAACAGCATAAAACAATATCAATACCACTATGTCTAACATCACCAGAACCTCTATTTTTAACCGTTAGAGACAGACGTTTCAAAGATTGGATATTTGTTGCAGGGGGCTGTAGAAAAAGAGAAATATCCAATCCACTGCGGTGTGCATTAAGAGAATTAGAGGAGGAAACAAGGGGTGTTTTCAGTCTGAAAATGGGTGAGTATTCATACTTTACATTCAGTACAAGGAATAGGACGGAGGCGGAGCAGAAGTCGGACGATTCCAGCAATATAGATGTGGTATATATTTATCATGTTTACATTTTCTTTATGAATTTAGATGAAAGTGAAAGAAGCAAATCAATGAAGAGGTTTACAGAGGAAAGGATAAAAACAGACCAATTAAAACAGTTAAATCTTCCGATAAGGAGGACACATGATGAAAATGACAAGATGGTTTGGGATACTCTTGATAATTTTAAAACAAAAAAACAATGGAAAACGATTCAGGCACACGTATTAGATAATCCGGATTTTTACAGGGCTATAAACTCGTCAAATAGGACTAAATTTAATACGAGAGTATCATAATGGCACCCAGAAAGACTAAAGGACTTGCATATGTTTTAAAGGAACTTTACGAGCTTGAAAATGTACCCGAAGAAGAACGGGATACAGACGAGTATGTGAATCTTACCATGACTGCTATTCTCAAAAGGATAGAGGCGGCAAAGAAGAAAGTAACCCCCCTACCCGTGGAAGAAGAGGGCCCATACAGGGCTTGGTCCTCATTTAGAGGTTAGATTCTATACATAAAAAATGATGAGAAGATGGGCATCAGAGAACAATCTAGCAAACAAGAAGAATCTATCACATGTGCTTATGGAAGGCGGTGTGCTTTCAATCCCATGCGATAGGCTCGACGAATTCTACAAAAGGTGCATAGATGATGTCAGGAATAACGAGAAGATTTTTGTAGTCGAGCAGAAGACCGATATATACAACTTCTTCTTGGATATTGACTATGTAGACGACGAATCACTCGAACTCAATCAGATAGAGGCGATTGCTAAAGTCATATGTGAAAAGGTGAATAAACTGGGCGGTAAGGATTGCTTGATAAGTGTAAGTGAACCCAAACCCAAGAATGGCAAGATTAAGACGGGTGTTCACATGAATTGGCCGGACTTTCCAGTAAATCAAGAGGGAGCTCTGACGTTACGTGAACATATCGTATCTACACTCAGACTGGCTTATAGCGCAAAAAGCTGGGGAGATTTTATTGATGACTCTGTCTATGGAGTTCTAGGAAAGACAAAAGGGAGTGGCTTTCGAATGCCATGGTCCCATAAGTATGTAAAGGGAAATATAGAGGGGCCCTATTTACCATTCATGATTTTCAGAGGTACAGATGGTAAGGGGCCGTTGATGCTAAATGGTATTATAGAATACATTGAACCTGAGATAAGTCTAGAACTTCTCAAGATGGCAACTGTGAGGTCAACTGCTACAGAATCATCCGATATACCAGAGTTGGCAGATGGGCTCAAGAAGTTAGAAGGTGGTTTTACCGCCGCTCAGAAGAAGAACGAGATAAGTGACACAGTCATGATTGCAAATGTACAGACATTTATAAGACTTAATATGGATGGTCAGAAATATGCACATGTTAAGAGGATTTTCAAGAGCAAGGATGTTTATTTGGTTGAAACGGATTCAATGTATTGCGAGAATCTGGGAAGGTGTCACAATTCTAATCATGTGTGGTTCATGATACAGGATGGCAATATACGGCAAAAGTGCTTTTGCCGTTGTGATACAATGAAAGGGCGCAAGATGTTCTGCAAGGATTTTAATGGAAGGGCACACACACTTCCAAATTCAATTGTAGATGGGCTGTTTCCAGATAAGAAAAAAAAACACGAGAATATTAAGGCAGCTATACTTCCAAATGCTGTTATTAATCGTAATAGGACTATTACTAATAATAGCGTTTCTATATACACCAGCAATTTCTAAGCAAGAGGAGTCACAATTTGAGGATATCAAACAGGCTGTTCATGTATATTCAGGCCTGCACCCAGAGCACTTTATAGCGTTTATAAATAATATTGATTTATTTGAAAAAAATACAGGCAGTGTTCATCTAGCAGCAACATATCTTTATCGGTCAATAGGGTTCTTAGAAGAATTGGCAATGTATGGAGATGTGGATGTTCAGGAACACATTCACAAGATTATTCCAACAGTTGGTATGACTGGAGAGCGTATTCTGATGAAAGAGGCATTACAGCGTAATATGGTATTCAGGCCTACTTATTTAAAGAATTCATACTAATAATCTTTAATGATTAAAACGACGCGTTCAGGTCGCATTGTTAAGAAGCCCGAACGTTATGAACCGGTTGAAATTCCAGAAGATGATTACAAAGACGATGATGATATTTCGGATTGTGAAAGCGAGGATGATGAATGTTTGAGCGAGGACGAGAGTGAGTCTGAAGAGGAGGATGCAGATGAAGATGGCAATCTTAAAGGATTTGTAGTATGTGATGACGATGATTGATGCGGCATTTATCAGAATAATTATTCATATCATATGACAATGGAAACGGACATTGGCACTGTTGACTTCACTGGTCTCCGTTCAGAACCTGCACCTACCCCTATACCAGAACCCGAACCACGAGAACAGCATGGCCATCAACAAGATTGGGACCCTGTTCAATATTACACAATACCACCAACATATCAGCAACCAGAGAAGAGGGATATACTTGCTGATATGGACAGGAATACATATTTATTCATATTTATTGCATTTATTGTTGGATTTTTCTTGGGTAGAGGAATGATTCAGCCAGTTATTCTGCGAGGGAACTAGTCAGCTTTGACATAGAACCTGTAAAGCCACCAATATCACCATATTTCTTTTCTGCATAAAAACCCCTTATGACGGTTGCGGGATCCTTTAAAGCACTCTCAAAAGCGTCATGAGCACCAATAGTCTCATTTTCTGGGTTGTTAACGACCTTGTACATTATAGCAATCCCGAATGCAACTATCAGAATTGTTAGAATGTTTAGTATGACCGAAACTTTATGGATCATTATTTAATATATGGATATATAATTTACTTCGCATCTCGTTCCTTCTGACGTTCCTCAATCTCCTTCGCAACAATTGCATCAGCCTCCTTCACGAGCTCTTCGATTGGCGCATCGGGCTTCTCCTTCTTAAGACGCTCAAGAACTTCCGCTGGATGGTCAATAGGCTTCTCGTCGGGCCTTGTATAGAACTTCGAGTTCTCGTCACCGGGCTTCATGTAATTCTTATCACCCTGTTCAATCATGTCACGCTTGCGCTCCTCAAACATCTTTGCCGCCTGTCGCTGGTTCTCGCGGTATCCTGTCATAATCTCCTCCAGACGCTCATTCGTATAGTGTGAATCCTCAATCTTTGATGGGTCGGGAGGAATGAGAAGCCACTTGTACATGTCTACGACATAGATGTCGAATGTAGAATCCTCTTTCTGCAGACGCTTTGCATGACTTGCAGCCTCCTCCTTAGAAGCGAAGCATCCTCGGATCTTGATACCAAACTGGTCAGTCTTTTGAGGACACTCCGGTCCAACGACAGACAGACACGCGTATAGCTGTCCGGGAACGGTGGTATAATCCTGTTCAAGCGACATGGGATTTATAAAAATATGTTCGAAAGCCTTTAAGCCTTTTAAAGTTGTTGGTGTATACGTTGCAAATGGATATCGTGCGTAGAGAGAATAATCTCAAGAAGCGCGCTATAATCGACGATGCCTGCAGGGGCCGTCCGGGAGCCCTTGTGCTTGACGTAGGATGTGGCTTCGGCGGTGATTTGCAGAAGTGGAGTTCCCACGACGCAAGAGTTGATATGTGTGAACCAGACATCTCTGCTCTCAAAGAGGCGCAACGCCGAGCAAAATCACTGAATATACACGTCAAGTTCATTCATGGTGATATACGTGATTGTCCAAATAAGTTGTATGATATTATTTGTTACAATTTTTCAATACATTACATCTTTGAGAGCAGGGACACATTCATACGGAGTATAAAATCAATCCGACAGCATCTCAAAAAGGGTGGGATTCTGGTGGGCTGCATACCCGATTGTGAACAGATACTCATGAATACACCGTTCAGTGATGATTTGGGCAACATCATGATTAGGAAGGATGGAACTGGAATGGGAGAATTTGGCGAGAAACTATTTGTACAACTGGCAGACACTCCATTCTATGCAAACGGTCCTAGGCCCGAACCTCTCGCATACAAAGACATGTTGGTCACCCATTTAGAAAACAAAGGTATTCTATTAGAGAGATGGGAACAATTTCAGGGACTGCCCATCCAACAGTTGTATTCTAGCTTTAGATTTGTATGCCGCGGATAGCGCCCTGCTTGTAACGACGCTGAAACGGCTCCACGCGATACCCTTCCTTTTTGGCAGAGACGTTGTCAGGGCGAAGGTAGCGCTGCGCCTCTGCGCGTATTTCACTATTAATCTGGGGTGTGCAATAAACACGGTTCTCTTTCATGCCCTGGTCTACGAAATGTTTTACGAGTCTTTCGGCATGTTCAAGACCAAGACACCCTCCATTGCAAACCTTGTCTTTCAAGTCTGGATGCATGTTACCATAGCAAAGTGCAGCTGCCTCCTGACGACTTATTCCACCGTCGTTCCTAATTGATGATTTATTGGCGACGGCGGCCCAGTCCGGCTCCACGCGATACTCTTCCTTTTTGACAGAGACGTTGAAGGTGTCACCACGCGTCCCCATTTCTGCGCGTGTTTCCCTATTAATCTGGGGTGTGCAATAAACACGGTTCTCTTTCATGCCATGGTCTACGAAATGTTTTACGAGTCTTGCGGTATGTTCAGGGAAACACCCTCCATTGCAAATCTTGTCTTTCAAGTCTGGATGCATGTTACCATAGCAAAGTGCGGCTGCCACCCACTCCCTAATTGATGATTTATTGGCGACACTCGATTGTATGTCCCCTCCGGCCCTGTCATAGCCCTCTCGGTCTTCTTCGCCCGATAATGTTGATATGCATTCTGTACCGGATTTTTCGAACCCCGTGACACAACTGTCAAATACACACTCACCACTGGTGTCATATTTGTATATTCCATTTTCAATGGCTCCCGTACAAGTATCGCCCGATAATGTTGATATGCATGCTGTGTTAGAGCTGTTTGGTTTCCAACCTTCCTTGCACGTGTTAACAATCAGACATTCTTTGTCTGCGTTGTAGATGTAATCTTCGGAATTTTCATCCTTTGAACCCTCGTCTGGTGTGCACTTGGCACCCTCCCGGGGAAGGCGTCCCGAGAAGGTCCAGCCTGTGAGAGCCCCCCATAGAACTATCACACCAACTACTACAAGTAGAAAAAGTGCCGCCTCCTTCGACATTTATTATAACAACATGTTTTTTTCATCCCGAGTCCTTCCTGTGGAGCATCGCTCCCGTGAGTTAGCCGAGAAATTTTCCCTTTGGTTTCTTTTTCGCATTAAGCCATTCTGGTACATATGTCTCTCTGTTGGATGGTACGGGTGCGGGTTCGGGTGTCTGAACAATCACATCAGTTGCAGAGGCTGGACCATCGGTCTCGGGTTTCATTGGCTTCATGAGTTCAGCATCCTTTGTGTAGAATACGGGATTTGTTAATCTTGTTACCTGCGTCTTAAAACCCGGCCTTCTATCGGGTGGAGGGCGCAGCTTTTTATCGGATGGAGGCCACGGCTTTCTATTGGGTATCACTGGCTTTATGAGCATAACATTCTTTGTGTAGAATGTAGAACCACCAGGACGTGTTATCAACCGCCTGCTTAGAGCCTCCTTCGTCTTGGGTTGGCATTTTCCGCTGTTGTACATTGAGAACCCTACACAACTTTTATCCGCGTCACATTTCTCTTTACACTGTTTAACATCCACGTCACGGAGAGTCATAATTGGTCTGCTGGCATAATCCTTTCCGGGATTGTCAACCCTATAACCGGGTGGTGCAATAATCTTCTTATATAAAGCTCCGTTTTCATTATCTACATATTCATTTGGCGTTGGAAACGTGGCCGTCTGATCAAGAATTATACATTCACCTTCACCGGTGAACTGAATACCGGTGCACCCAATATCATCCTCATTGCACTCTTGCAAACACTGATTTACATCCTTGGCGAAATTGGTATAATTAGCAGATGCACTGTCTAATGGTTCTTCGATACCTTTTCCAGGTGCAAGAACATATTTGGGATCTTCTGGATATTCAATATTGATTTCTGGGGGGTCTACAACACCCCCATCTTCCATTGATGCAGCACAGCTATTAGCAACTTCCATTGCTGGGTCTGAACACGCGGTGTAGCTAGTGTCAAGTTCCTTGGTAAATGGATATGACATCTCTGCCGTGTATCCAAAACACCTTGTGAATTTACCATCATCATCCTTCTTCATCGCGAAACCTGCATAATTTGCCTCCTTGGCCTTCGCCATGCATGCATCATGATTATTGGCACCTTTAATCTCTATGAGATTTTCTCCGCCGATTCCCGCCTCACTGCCCTCCGGAGGAGGTTTATCCATCTTCTTTTCCTCTTCAGGTTCTGGTTCTGGTTCTGGTTCTGGTTCATCTCCGGCGTCTGCGTCCCTACGCATAAAACGTATAATTACTATGACAAGTACAGTCAGAACAACTCCTATTATGAGTGCAAGCTTGAGTTTACCACTTGAGCCACTCTCTACCATGTTGCTGTTATTTTCTGCTATCATTATACTATTATATCCAGAAAAAAACAGCCGTATATATTAACATGATATTGGTGGCGTTCGTACTACTAGTAGCGTTGGCGTTCGTGTGTATTTCAACTGTGTATGAACCAGAACGTTTTACACAGGTAAAGGAGATGTACACCGTTTTTATTGATTACATTAACAGGGAGAACAGGGACCCAAGGTTTGAAGTTCTGAAGAAACGATGTGTTCTTGTAGGATTTGATAAAAAGAGCGGTGACCTTGGATATAACACCAATAAAGGTTATGAAATTGGGCTGTGCCTTGATGGCACACCCAATCAGATTTTCCATGTATTGCTACATGAGCTTGCTCATTGCACTGTACCTGAATATGACCATAGTCCTCAGTTTTGGAAGAACTTCAGGGATCTTAAACAGATGTCAGTTGATGCTGGAATATACAAAATGATACACAATAGGGTAGCATTCTGCGGTCAGGAGATTCAAGACATGTAAAAATATTATAATAGAGTATTATATAAGATGGAAGCGGTACCCTCGCTTGGTCGGGTCGTCTTACCTACAATGTATTATCTGATGGTAATGATTCTTCCAGCAATTGCTAATCTGGTCGATAGCAGTCAGCTCAAAATATTGATAACGTTCATGATTCTGCCTATGGCAGTCCTCTTAATGGCCCGTGACCCCAAGTTTAAGATTAATAGGAATCTGGCTATGGGTGCAACATTAGCGGCTTACTTTATAATCGCATCTATAGCCAGTCTTTCTAAGGATTTCAAGAAAACCATTGAGGACCCAAAGAACTCTACAAAGCTCAAGGCGACTTTTATATGGGTTGGTGTCATGATGATTTACGCCATGTTAATAATAATACCAGTCATGTATGGTATAAGCCCTCTTTACGAAAGCGCAAACATGGCTTAGGCCCGCATTGCAAAGCGCATGCCAAAATAGAAAATAGCCGCGGCGACTACACCGGACGCAACAAGTCCGACGGTAGACCTGTCACCGTCAACGAGAAAGTTTGGAATAGTTGTACCCAATTTCTCCTGGACGGGATTGCTAAATGCAATGCTAGCAGCTACAACAATGACAAGGGCCTGCATCTGTTCATCAGTAAGATTGAAAGGGTTCTTGGACTGAGTTGGCGGTGCCTGTAGTGGTGCCTGCTGCTGAGGCATTGGCTGCATCATGTGCATAGGAGCCTGCTGTGGTGGAGGAACCATTTCCTCAGTATAAACATCATCAAGGGGGGTTGCGTCCATCATGTCTTCTTTACTATTAAGCAGATTATTATTTGGGTCTGGTACGAACGCATTGCCGGTTCGTTCTTTTAGGGTGTTGGCAGGTTTTGATGACGGTGCCATAGGAGGAGCCATCTGGAGATCCACCATACCTTCGCCCCCATCAGAAAGATTCATAGTCTCAACACCTCCACGCAGGCGCAACACAAGATGGAGCGTACTCTCTTTCTGTATGTTGTAATCAGAGAGTGTACGACCGTCTTCCAACTGCTTTCCCGCGAAAATGAGACGCTGTTGGTCGGGAGGGATACCCTCCTTGTCCTGGATCTTGGCCTTTACATTGTCTATTGTATCACTAGATTCAACTTCCAATGTTATAGTTTTTCCTGTGAGTGTCTTTATAAAAATCTGCATCTTTTATTATTTGTATATGTCTATTCTTTATTTACCCTTTGTTATCTTTACAACACCCTTCTGTTGATTACTTGAAGTGTCGCGCCTGTTATTCGGGTCATATCTCTGCTTGTGCAGCGCCCACAATTGTGGGGCACAGCATCTGAAGTTTTTGCGTATAGCAGCCTTATACCAAAATACACAATCTTCGATACGATTTGATTTGGATGTGTTGTCCAACACTAGACACTCATAATTCTCTGTGCATGCATCCATAACTTTTTGGAAGGTATTAAAATTTGGAAAAATTCCAAAAAAACTTTTATATAATTTTTCTCTATTCTGTACAATATTTTCCCTCAAAATAAAAACATAATCGACATTTGCTCTAAGGTCAGGTGAAAGGTCCATACAATATTGCATTGACAACATGAAGAATATCTTCCAGTGTCTACCATTCATGAAACATTGGCGAATACATGTATCCTTCATGAACCTCCTATCATACATACAGTCATCTAGAAGCAAAAATGCACCGGATGGTGTTTGACCCCGTGATGAGATATTCTTTTGTCTATCCAATACCCTTTCTATAGCCTCTCTGTCGTAATCGCCATAAATAAACAGGTCCGGTATAAACGATTTGTAGTGATGATTCCCATCCTCTGTCGCTGACATGACTACACCAGCTGGTATATGCCTCTTGTGATACATAATATCAGTAATTAATGTGGACTTGCCAGTACCTCTCTTCCCTATAAAAACACACACCTTGTCATCAGCCATTGAGGCTGGATTGAACTTTTTCAATTGCAAGTTCATATTACAATCATCATGGATTTTTACACAGAAAATATTCCGCAGATAATAGTAATATGGCAAGTGGCCGTGTAGAGCTTGCTAGTACAGGGATACAAGACAGCTTCATAACAGATTCTCCACAGATTACATTCTTCCAGAAGCAATTCAAGAAACACACGCAATTTGCCCTAGATACTATAGATAATGGCGTCGATGGTACACCTTCATTTGGAAATCGTATAACATGTGTGATACCGAGAAAGGGTGATCTTATAAAGACAATTTATCTAAAGGTGCGTCTCTCTACACTGTATAACGTACAGATTGGTGATGTAGATCATTGTGGGTGCAATATATCGAGCGGGGATGACGTGGATCCACAATTTGGATACACAGATAGTATAGGTCATGCAATTGTAGAGCACGCCGACCTTATAATTGGAGGTCAGCTTGTTCAGCGCATTACAGGCGAATTCATGGAAATACATAGTGAATTGTTTGTAAGCGACTCTCATCAGGAAGGACTCAAATACACATCTGGGAAGATGGGTACAAAACTGGGCTTAGGACCTGCTAATGGCACGTATGGTGTATATGGCAACTTCCCAAGAGAATTTATAATGGCATTGCCATTTTATTTCAACAACAATCCATCTTTAGCTATACCATTGTGTGCGATAGACAAGCAAGAGGTTGAGGTCCATATCAGATTCAGGAAACTTGAGGACCTCTATGTAACTCCAGTCTCAGATCCACCATATGAAGCGGGTGGTAGTATAGAATCGGTGTCTATACCAGTTGAATATGCATATCTTACACCTAGCGAGATATCATATATAAAAGATCAACAGACCGACTATGTAATCACACAGCTCCAGATTGCTAGAACTAGCATGGAGGCTAATCTAACAAAATCCTATTATAAATTGCATTTTACAAATCCAGTCAAGGAGATGTTCTTTATTGTGCAGACGAGGGATACATCCATGTTGGAAAATGACCATTTTAATTACTCAAACAGCGATGACCCTTCAGGGGATCATATAGATAGTATAAATCTCATGTTCAATGGCGAGGATAGAATTTCTGAAAAGATAGCAACATCAAACTACCTACGATTTATACAGCCAATGACACACCACACGAGAACTCCAACACGACGCATATATAGTTACAGCTTTGCTCTTAAACCGGAGAACTCAGAACCAACCGGGCAAGTTAACATGAGCCGCATTCTCAATCAGGTTCTGACTGTAAACACCAAGCCATGCACAAAGGTTAGAGATGTGAGGATATATGCATTAAACTACAATATACTCCGCATACAACACGGCTTGGCCGGCGTTATTTTTAACGAAAACGAAAGTCAGTAGAGAGCATATACATGGAAGAACAGATCATACAGGCTTCTATAGACATTCTATTACCGGTTATGGAGAGTGCACAGGTTCTAGCAGGCGAGTATTGCAAGGCCTGTAACCGGAAAACGGTTACAGGCGAAGATTTGAAATACACGATGAGATACGCGGCAATGAATATTACAGGAAAGCAGATTGGGACGCTTTTCCCAGAGATTTATGATGACAGCGATGAGGATTGCGAGATTGAAGTTGTTGATGAGGATGATGAACCCTTTACCAGATACTCAGGCGACGACCAGCTTATGACCGATATAAACAGGGCACATGACACATGGGTCTCATGGGTCCCAAACTCACCCGCGGAACAATTACTTAAATCTTCTATTAATAAGGTACATGGCGTGTGAAATAAAACGTTTCGGCATCCAGGAACCGAAGGGTTGGGATGGTGTCCAGACACACCCTATACTTCAGGAAACTGACTCAAACTATATAGAAACACCATACTACGAGAGTGAGGATGAGAGTGAGGATGACGAAGACACAGAATGTGAAACAAACGACGGGTATCAGGACACCGATAGCGACTATCAATCATCAGACGAGAATACAGTAATAAAAAAGTATAGTAATTTCAAAAAAAGAACAACTTGGAATTATAAAATTATTTTAGCAGATGAGACAGATTATATTCCAGAATAATTTTTTTCTTAAATGATTATATAGAAACAATGGACGTCAAGAGTCAGGTAGTTAGCGTTGCCGGTCAGCTTGAGGGTCAGGCCCTCAACTCAATCGTTGCTGGTTTCAGCTTCGCATCCGCCATTGCATGGATGGATGTGGTTCGTGTGCTGGTCTCCATGGCCGTGAACAGCAGCAAGCAGGGTCCACTCCCCCTCACAATGACCGCCCTTACGACAACTCTCCTCTCCATCCTCGTATTCATGCTGGTGACCCGTTTCTCTACCCGTGTGAAGGAGCCAACCGCACCAATGTACGCCGTTACCCGTTAAATACAGTAATCAGTTAATCAAAAAAATCATCCCGTAGAGTTTTCCTTTACGGTACGATTTGCAAGTGATACAAGCCCCAGAAGAAGAACTATTGCCAGTGCGATGGGTATGATTTTATCAGGGGATATATCTCTTATTTTCTCTTTGAATAGGGGCATCTCAACTGGGGGCGGGAGTTCCTTCTTGGTATAGACATCCTCATCAATAGTATTAGAATTCAGTTTGTCAGTATTTCCTTCAATCTCCAATTTTACAGTGTGATTTCTGTTTCTGAAATCATATGGCACAAGCTCCGTGCCGTCCTTCCAGTGGAAACTCACTCTAAGCGAGGTTATGTCCTTTTTATTACTTCGGGTGTACATGCTTTCGATAGCATCAAGATGACCATAATGATATATAACATCTGAACCTATACCGCTTATGAGAAAGCCCCCGAAATATACACCACTATCAGATGTGTAAAGACCCCTCTCCAGTTCGTCATCACCCGAGGACAGTTTCATGATTATAGACTGGACTCCTAAGAGGTCTATTGCACCTGAAACCAGAGTAGTTCCCGTAGATGCATTATCTCCCTTTAAGAGACCGAGTATACGCGCTGTACTCTCAGAAGTAAATGACAATGTAAATGATGTTGACCCTGTAAATGTTAAGCTGTCATTTGTGGAGTTGAATGTGACAGATATAGACGGTATTTTTGCTGTAAGGTCGGTTGCTAGGTCCTGCCCAGATGTATAGTTCTTTTCATCCAGAGTTACCTCTGTGTCATCGACCTTGAACACCTTATTTACAGAATTTACAAGTGTCTGTGACCTAGGTATAACGGCGGAGACAACCCTAATCTTCTCAACGTTGTAAATTGGTCTATCAAGTGATAATGTGTAATCACTTGATAGTGGATACAGCGAGATGTCTCTCTCGCCACTCTCTAATTCAATGATGTGTTTCATCTAATCTATATTGTTAAAATTTATTCATCCCGAAATCGAATGCGCAAGAGGATTGTTGGCGAGCTGATTCCTTGCCAGATTGAGATCCATATTGGGATTTGGATTACCCTTGTAGACGTTGTTATTCTGGTAATCAATGCCATAGTAACGCTGTCCGCGCGCGTCGTTCGCGTGGCTGGTCCACCCATCAACCCTAGAAGTGTCAGCCCTAACAGCTGTAACCTTACCAGCAACTTTAAGAGCAGATTCCCTCACATTCATCCTACCCGCATTGCCCGCGCGGTTGGGTGCAGACCTCTTGTCGTGCGGGCGTATAGCTGCTGTACCCTGAAGAACCTGTGGGGTATTTGTGTAGGCGCCGTGGAAGCTATGAATACCCGGCTGGGGGCGATTGTTGTGCAGGCTCACGCAGCCATTGTCGTCACCCTTATTGCGCGTCGGGTCCTGTGCAACCTGCAGTGCCGATACGGTCCTCTTTGCAGGTGCATACCCAAGACCATCTTGTCTGAGGCCAGTTTCCGACCGTACTGTAGGACGTTTTGTATGTTCATGCCTCGGACGTACGGTCACGCCATTGAGGCCGCCGCCCTGTCCTTGCCCTCGACTGTGTACAGTGGGATACCTAGATGGTAAATATGCAGTCGTCTCCGGCTTGTCGTGAGTAAGCTGACCAACAAGTCCACTCGCCTTGACAATAGACTCTGCAGGGCCGGAGCGCCCGGGGAGTGTGGTAAGGCGATACGCCCCTACATTCTCAGGGTTTACCCTGTATAGCTGCTGATATCCACCATATGCGGGAACATCTGCTCCTACGCCAAGACCAGGCCCTACCAGCATCTTTGCCGAAGGAGACAGGTTGTTCATCTTTCCTGAGATATATGGACGATCACGGAAATTGTATACGGGATCGCCAGCTGCGTACTTCTGAGGACCTATGTGTGCAAAACTGGTGTGCTCCTGCTTGCCAATATCATTGATGGTCAACTGTAATTTAGGTGATTCATCTGGGATAGTTGTAAAATCATCGGTCATGAGTTCCGTGACATTTTCTCGAGTAGTCTGTGCTTCTGGTTTTGGCGGAACTTTCTGGCTAAGTTTATTACCCGCAAACACCAGACCCAAGATTGCTGCTATAGAGAGTGGATCTGCCATCCTTATTACTTTTATTCTATATTTTTATTTATCTGCCACAATACCGCTGTGTGAACATTCCATTCTGCAGATCCGACCGTGTGCTAGAGGGGTCATACGACCTTGTCCTCAGAGGTACACTGCACTGCATGTTGTTGAGTGGGAAGAAGTTCCGCTCGTGAGTTGGAACTACAACCTTTCCGAAACGAGTTGTAGACTGTGGGCGGAGACGGTCAGCCGTATCAACAAACTCTGCTGGAGCACCCTTTCCAGCCATATAAGGAGCAGTACCATATAGCATGGTACTTGGACGGCAGCAATTATTATGCGATGAAGCTTGCGGGTATACAAAAACATTATCCGTCGCGCATTGGGGTGGCACAGCCCTGTCGCCAGTCCTGTCAGTACTTAACTGATAAGCCATTATTTATTATATTGATATATATTTTTATCGCCTATCAAGATTTGGTTGCAGCCCTCCAAATGCCTCTAGCTGTACACCCCTCGCGTCAGGAGAGCAGGCTGTCTGGTCATTCCTACATAACGGTGAAAACTTGGCACCATAGAGCCACTCCGCAAATCGTGTCTGTGCGCCGGGTACAGTGCTCACGGGCTGAGTAACGAATTGCCGTGCGGCACCATTTTTCTGATACTCGGGTAATGACGATCTACTGCGCCCGGCATCATATGGGATTGTATTGTTGAGATACTTTATCACGTCACCCTTTACATGCTGAAAATCACATGCAGGGGGGCGATTTGGCCTGTCACTTATGTCAGAAAGGAGCACATTTGCCATTGGATTATCCAGAGTTGGCCTCTGACAATTACCCCCATTGTAATTGTAGCCATCTACAAATGCCGGGTGGGTAGAATCTGAAACCATACCACGCTTATAAAGGATAAACATTGCTGCAACAACAAGCAGAGCCAGTATGAAAATTCTAGAATCATGACGTATTGGATAACTTATCATCACCGCGTAAAGCATAAAGCGGGTAACTGCATTTACTCGCTCCTCTGGTGTCTGTTCCTTTGTGGGCCAGAACGCCATCAGCCTGTCGGTCCTAATAAGTTCAAGCGGGTCATCGAACCATACACGTTCCATATTATTATATTATAATCATATTTATTTCAGAAGGTTACCAAACATGTTCATCAGGGCTTCTGGATTCTGATCACCACCCTGCATCTGACCGGCCGCCTTATGTGCAACCTCCTCGATCATTGAGAGAGTGTCAGCAGGAATGGATGTAATCGTTGTCCCAAGCATGTAAAGTGTTGTTACATACTGCCAGATAACATCCTTGGTCTTCTCAGAACACTCTGGCCAGTGCTTCTGGATATTATAATTGGAGAGCGCCTCAATCTCACCATTTAGCAGCAGAGACTCATCCCTAGCCATAATGCGCTGAGAATACTGAGCTGCATCTTCCATAAAAGTCTCAACACATTTCCGAGGGTTGGTCTTCCTGAGGAGCTCGAATGACGTGTGCTGCTTCTTGATGGCTGGTTCTTCGGGAAATGTGAGTACCAGTTCCGAAAGAAATTGGTCCATCATGTCGTTGAAAGCCGTAACAGAAGTCATGTTTATATAATTCTGGCTTTTATTCTTTAAATTAATACGCGATTAATAAGGGTCTACTGATATCTTCTCCTTGGCGCCCATCCCTCCCGATACAATGAAATAGACCAATATAGCATTGAGTACAGCAGGTTTTGTATATGCACTGAGTTCAAGCTTGCCCTCATTGTTCATCTTTGCCTTTACATGTATATAACCAGCTGTACAACAGCCTGCGACTATAGCAGCACCAAATGGGTCTCTGAGTGTCTCACCAATGTCCATGACTTTAATATACTGAAATATTTATTTATCTTTCAGGAGCACTTGGAAAAAGTGTATCATCGTCTTCCTCAGCCTCTCTGCGCTCAAGACTTATATCTTTTACTTCTGGAACGGGTTCTGACGTCGGCTCCGGCTCCGGCTCCTGCTCCGGCTCCGGCTCCGGCTCCGGCTCCTGCTCAGGGGCAGATGATGGCTCGTCCTCCTCTTCTACATCTGGGTCACTATCTTCTTCAAGAGGGCCAGTATGGATATCAATCTCACCCGGAACCCTGTCGCCTATATTTGTTTTAAGTATCTCTTGAACCGGTATCATATTGTCAACCGTAATCTCAATAAATTCATTAAAACGTTTTGCCAAAATTACATCCCTGTCAAATTCATTTATGCTCTTTCCATATATATAAGGGTCCTTGTATAGGTCCCTAGCAACATTCTCATAGCACCCTTGAATGAATGTTTCATTTGAAGGAATCTTTATATTAAGCTTCTTGCGCTCTGTAGTAAGTTTTACTGAAGAAAGAATCTTTACAGCACTCACAAACACAGCAGCTAAAAGGTCATTGTACCATCCACACGAATTCGTCATGGTATCAACATGTTGCTTTACTATATTGCTGTTCCAATTCTTGACATCTTTGAGTAGAGACTGAAATTGTTTCAATGTATTCTTTCCTTTAGAAAGCCTCTCTGCCTCCTCGTACATTTCCTGAAAGGCAACAATCATATGGGGAGTCATAATATTACAGAGTTGCTTCTGGTACTCCTTTCGTGCTGTTACCAAGACCTCCATGTAATATTATTACCTGAAATTATTTGTACTTATTTGCCGCTTTTCTGAGATTTATCAGAGATATGAAGGGTGTATCATCAAGCTTTGCAGCTTCCACATCCCTTTTTTCTCCTTTACTCCACGATAAATACATCGTATATTCTCCAGCATCTGCAATATTAAACCCGCCATTTTCAAATTGCTTCTTTATATATGTATATGCTTTTCCCCTGTCGAATGCTGGCTGACCATATACAAATTGTGGTATAGTGAGTAATACAAATTTGTGTCCCATCTCTACCGAATGTCTAACTTTTCTAGAAAATGTCACATATATTTCTTTATATATAGCCTTGCGTATCTTCTTCTTCTCATTTTCAACTGCATGAATTTCGTCAATACGCAACATTCATACTATATTAAATACCGAAAGAATTCTTTGCATTGCTGAGCGCGTCTAATGTAGGTAAGTTCGACTTGGAAATCATTTCAAATCCTTGAAAGTCTGCACCTATACTCTGATTAAATGCCTCTATGTTACCATCTATCTTCATGGGCTGTGTGCTCATGCCAACAACACTAGCTATATTATCTTTTAACATGATGTCGGCCTGAATACCTACGCCAATAGGAAATCCAGCATCACTTGCCATAAATGTAAAATTGGCACGATATACTGAATCATCTATGAGCCTTACATTATTGGTCTCAAGTGGATACATACACGTATCCATCTCTTTCATAACCGCTTGAATCATCATATTTATATCGTTGCGGGTTACTGCTATAGGCTTGTCCCTGAGACTCCCGGTCCCCCTGTATGGCCTGTCGAAACGGACACCTTTTGCTGGACTATGTCCACTAAAGCCAAACATCTCAACGAATTTTTCGGATTTATTTGTAAGAAGAAGTGCAATAATCAGCAAAGCTATGACTGCAGCCATTATATATAATACAGAAATATATTAGTGCGCGAATATCATATCCACTAAAAAGTCTATAATTAATATATGGCTCTGTTGATACACAGCAATCGCTGTCCAATATGCCGTGACCTACTTGTATGGCTGAATGAAAACAAGCGCGTATCACAGATTATTCGTCTTCACGATGTAAATGTAAAGGGTATACCACAGCAGTACAAGAATAAGATTAAAGTTGTACCAACACTCCTGACACAGGATGGCAAGATGCTAACTGGCTGCGAGGTAAAAGCTTGGTTAATAAGCATGAATCCAGACAGCACTATAACAAATCATTGCTTTGGAAGTAAATGCACCGTTTACGGATTATCTGGTGAAGATGAAGGAGATGAGATATTCAATATAGAAAATTATGGACAGAGTATCCAACCGGCAATAACGCCGGAACTGAATGCCAGAATAAATGCGGCCGTCATGGATAATTATCAGAAGATGCAGTCGCTTAAAGATTAGATGAGTTGTTTATATAAAATGCATCTCAAGACAGTTCAGGCGAGTGCATTTAAATCTATCTTCGAGGTACTCAAGGACGTTTTAAATGATGTTAACATCGTATTTTCGCCGTCTGGAATGAACATACTGACCCTCGACACGGCGAGAGTCGCACTCATAGATCTCACACTAGCATCAGAAAATTTCGAGGAATATGAATGCGAACGAGAAATTGTAGTTGGAGTCAACATGTCCAATCTATTTAAACTCCTAAAAATCATTAGTAATAATGATACATTAGAATTGAATGTCGTAAATCGCGACGCTTTGAATATAAAGATTGAAAATGCCGAAAAGAGTTCAGTAACAACATTTAATCTCAAATTACTTGATATAAATGATGATAGGATTGAAATGCCAGATGTGCCAATAGAATCTATAACTACCCTCACAAGTGTGGACTTTCAGAGATTGTGCAGGGACATGGGGAATATTTCTACCAATGTTATGATACATAGGTCTGGAAACACACTTGCGTTAAGTTGCAAAGGTGACTTTGCAGACCAGTCGACCAGTATAGAATGTGTTGAAAAGACAGAAACTGATATAAGTGGATTGTACAGCCTAAAGTATATGAATATATTCACAAAGGCTACGAGTATGTCTTCAAAGATGCAACTACGTCTAAACTCGATAAGCAACTTTCTGATTTTGCATTACAATGTTGCAAACCTGGGGCACATGGAATTCTACCTAGCCCCCAAATTAGATGAAATCTGATGGCCATACGGTGCGTCTGTTACCTAAAATATCCTCGATTATCAGTGTTACATTTCCCAACACATGATACAACATAATCTTCTTACCATGAAAGTCACCTCTAGGGCCAGCAAGCCTCTTTACGAACGTTGTATGGTCGTTGCCCTCTGTGTCTATAGCAGACTTTATAGGCAAAATAAATGTCGCACCCTCGATTGGTGATGGTGGCCAATCAAACTCCGGATCATACGTTACATATATATACTTTCTAGAATTGTAGATATATGTGATCATGTGACAAACTACAGGTGGCAGTTCCGTTGCCTTCCATCCTCGCAAGAATCTCTTTTTCATGACAACACGTCCCTCATACACACGCTCCTTTTTGGTCACGACCCAATCTATAGTTTTTATACCAAAACATAGTGCACATATTGCCAGATTCTTCAACATTATCTTATACTAACTATTATTTAGCAATATATCTTTAATAATAAAGCAAAGTGTATATTCAAATGTAATGGAGTCTAATTTCGTATCAAAATACGAAGAACGATTAAATGAATTTGAGAGACTTATAGAAGAAAACCCAGACAATAAAGACCTGTTAGAGAATGAAAGAACAGAATATATGATATCATGCATACCATTGATAAGAAAGTACTGCGAAGATTCAAACGAAATTATAAAGAGTGGTTCATTTAACACAAGAACTATCAAGGGTGCGCAGAAGCGCGATGTATACCATGAATACCTAGAGACAATCGAAAATATCAATACGGGAGGGGACATCATGATTAAAAGGGATCTTGAATATACAAGCTGTTCGATGTGCGGATCTTCTAATATATCACCAACCGCATGTCAGATTTATATAACATGTTGTGATTGCGGTGCTACAAAAGAAGTTATGGTGTGTGAACAGACATACCGAGATGAGCATGAAACCACAGAGAAGGTTATAAATTACTCATATAAGAGGTCAAATCACTTCCAAGAGTGGCTCAATCAGCTACAAGCTACCGAAAGCACGAATATACCACCTGAAGTGATAGAAAGTCTCAGATCGGAGTTCAAAAAGATGAAGATAAAGGCTGTAAACGAAATTACACACGCAAAGGTACGCTCACTGCTAAAGAAACTCAGAATGAACAGATATTATGAACATGTTCCATACATCGCAAATATTCTGAATGGTATCCCCCCCATGAGGATGTCAGGAGAACTTCAAGAGAGACTCAAGATGATGTTCAACGAGATCCAGGCACCATTCGAGAAGCACTGCCCAGATAACAGAAAGAACTTCCTAAGCTATGCATATGTCCTTTATAAGTTTTGTGAGTTGCTATCAGAGGATGAGTACCTCAAGTACTTCCCACTATTAAAATCCAGAGAGAAGCTAGGTGTACAAGACACAATCTGGAAAAATATATGCAAGGAACTCCGATGGGAATTTATTCCTACACTATAATATAACAAGAAAAGCATGGGTGGATCTAGTAGCAAGTCTGCGACCATGATTAGCGAAAGCATGACCAAACTTAATGAAAGCATTACAAGAAATATCAGTAAGACTATACAGAACAACATAAGTAACATAACAGGTACACAGAACATGACGATTGGGACGGTTAGGATGTATGGATGCAAGAACGCATCGGTTCAACAAAATATGGAATTGGCACAACAGATAGTAGCCGACCTAACAGAAGAACAGCTCACAGAGATGGAAGCTGAAATAGAAAATGAGTTAAAGACCGTAATCAAGAATGACGCAGAGTCTGAATCGGCCGCGCTCAGTCTACCGGGTATAGGCACGTCGGACTCAGAAACAGATCTAGATATGCAAATTGACAACTTTATAAGTGAAAGGAATATTATGGAGAATGTACGGGAAACGATCCAAAATACATTTAATGAACTTAAAGGTGGTCAAGACATGGAAATTGAAGATGCAACGTTAGATCCATGTGGCATTGGCGTGTTTAAGGATGTTATGGCAGGCACCGGTGGTTACAGTCCCATGGAGATGGGACAGGCAATCTCTATGATGGCAGCCGAGTGTCATAAGGGTGCCGGATCAGACTGTAAAATTTCACAGAACTTTTATGCCGAACAGATATCACAGAATGTGGTTAATGTCATTGCCGATAATATTCAGAAAAATTCAAGCAAGACAACAAAGACTACGGAAGGATCCACCGAGTCAAAGTCAAAGCAACAGGGTGCGCTCGAGGAGGCTGGCGATGCTGTAGCCGGTGCAGCGAAGGGAGTAGGTGAGGGCGTCGGCGAAGCTGCGAGGGGAGCGGGTGAGGGCGTCGCCGGTGCAGCGAAGGGAGTAGGTGAGGGCGTCGGCGAAGCTGCGGAAGGCGTCGGCAGAGGACTGGCTTCGATTTTTAGTCCCGGTGTCATAATTGTGGTACTACTTGTATTTGGTGTAGGTGCATTCATATTCATGAGGTCGAAGTCACAGAAGGGTGGTGGCAGTTATCAGAAATTTAGGTAAATAAAGTGTTTTAAAGATAAAGTATAAAAAATGGAGCAGATAATCGAATTTGCAAAGACAATATATGATACACTCGGGGCTGGATATTCAGAACGAGTGTATCACAATGCAATGGAAGTCATGTTACGGACCAACAATATCCCATATGAGACTGAACGTATTATAACAATTGACTTTATGGGTAACACCATTGGAAATCTCAGAGCAGACCTTATTGTAGACAAGAGTATAGTTGTAGAATTGAAGGCAACAAAATCCCTAAATGATACCAACCGTACTCAACTCAATAAATATCTGGAACTGTTGGGTATCGACAAGGGAGTTTTGATAAACTTTCCACAACCTGGGAGCGAAACAATTGATTTTTTTATGTCGCGGTAAGTTAATACAATAATGGGAGCTAAACCCTCGACACCGAATATCAAGGTACCGAATATCAAGGTACCGAATATCAAGGTACCGACCCAACCTAAACCTATACAGGCCGACCCTGCTGTACCAGTTATCAAGAAGATGGACATATATATCGTCTATACTTGTGCGAAAGGGGCAAAAGGAGGTCCTTGGAAGTTTGAACAAGTGACCTATGGCGCACTCAGGGCCCAGCCCTATATATTCTTTTCACATCCAAGTGATGGGCCAAAAACAATCTATCTTACAAGTGCCGAAGCCAAGTTTTATGATACAATAAAACATACTCTTGGCGACGGGACAGATCTCCGATCTGTAACTAACAATTTTCATCACGGTTGCAGGGTAAGCAGACCCTATCACGTTATAAAATCAGGTGATAACCCTGTCCCTCTTTCACATCTGACGACTATCCAAATTAAACGAGGTGCTGCGAACGATGAGTGGTTAGGTATAACCGCGGCGATAATTGACCTTGAATTTGAAGATAACGTGTATATACCTCCACATAGAATTGTTCTTGGAGATCATGCTGGCCGAGATGAGGGGTTGACTGGAATGGTTGCGACAAATGGCGCCGATGGAACAACAAAAAAGACAACTCTTTATATTGGTACCAGAGGTCTGATATCCACTGACTGGAGTATGAGATATAAGGCTCCACATTATCACGAGATTAATGATAGTGATAATGGAACTCATGTTGTTATCGACAAGAAATACGTAGATGCCCTTTTAAAGGGCGCTATCAACGCAACTTCGGTGAAGGATAAGACTGTGAAGGCTTATGGGGTAATGATGAATTCAAGCGCATCATACGATCCAAGAAAACAGAGATTCAAGGGTCGTAATGGATGTTACAATAAGTTTAATGCACAGTACACAGCCAATCATCATGGTGATGACGAGAGAAAAATCGAGCAGAATTATAATAAAGGAGACCCATATGGCGACTGGCAAGTTAATGATACCACATGTGTCATAGCAAACGATCCAAACGCCAAACACAATTTCAATGGGAGGGGTGTCGTGGGCCCTGCATGTCCCGAGCCAGCAATACACTGGAAATGGAGTGATAAAGATACCGGTACAATAGAATGTACATATGATGTCAGTGATTTGGATGCGATTAAGAAAGCACGGACACAACTAGAAAGTTCAAGTGACAATATGGGGAAGGACCTATACACACAAGTTATATCGGGATTCTGCAAACTACCGGGTAATGCAACTGTAGAGTATGATACCGGTAAATTATGCAATGCGTTTGCAGGTGAACAGTTATTAGAAGATTGCATGAGAGATTCCGTGTTGTTGTCGCCCGGTAGTTGGGATTCATGTAAGACACTTTTAGATGACGCTGCTACAAAAGCAAGCTTTGAAAGGGCGCTTTCGGCGTTCTGCACATCTAATCCATCAAGTGAAATATGCGGATGCTTCAATACATACAGGGATGGTGGTGCATGGTGTGGGTTTGAAGGAAACAAGAATATGCCTGGGTGTGCGAAAGTGACCGAAACGATTGCGGAGTTTGAAAAAACAAAGGCGTCTATAATGGCAGCCGCAGAAAAGGCTGGTAAGAAGGCATCTGAAGCAGTTGTAACACAATTGGATGGTCTAATCAAACAGACCAGACAAAACCCAAAATGTTATGCAGGTGTTTGTATAGATGGTAATAAAGAGTATATATATGCTGGACAAAGCTCATCTGCTTGTATTCCACGGCAGATTTGTGTTCAGAATATGGATGTGGGCGCTGTAGAGGCTATTGGTTCTAATGTAAAGCTGGATCAGTCTTGTGCTTTCAAGACTGATTCAGGTGAAGAACCAAGCCCAAGCCCAAGCCCAAGCCCAAGCCCAAGCCCAAGCCCAAGCTCAGGACATGCCGAACGGCCAGTAATTAGACCAAGCCCAGGACCAGGACCAAGCCCAGGACCAGGACCAAGCCCAAGCCCAGGACCAGGACCAAGCCCAAGCCCAGGACCAGGATCAAGACCAAGCCCAGGACCAGGATCAAGACCAAGCGCAGGACCAGGATCAAGACCAAGCGCAGGACCAGGATCAAGCCCAAGCGCAGGGCCAGGATCAAGCCAAGCGCAGGGCCAGGATCAAGCCCAAGCGCAGGGCCAGGATCAAGCCCAAGCGCAGGACCAGGATCAAGCCCAAGCGCAGGGCCAGGATCAAGCCCAAGCGAAGGGCCGAGCGAAGGGCCGAGCGAAGGGCCGAGCGAAGGGCCGAGCGAAGGGCCGAGCGAAGGGCCGAGCGAAGGTATTGAGAAGAAGAAGGAGGTAAAAAGCGAACCTAACAAGACCATTATTATAGGTGGTGTTATAGTGTTTATACTTGTAATATTTGTTATTATGGGGGGGAGTCAAGAGGGAGAAGGAGGCATACAAGCTCCGCCACCGCCACCGCCACCGCCACCACCGCCACTGCCACAGATGGTATACGCACCTAAAGGTGTATATCGTTAAAAACAATTTTTAAAAACAATTTAAATATCAATCATTCGGCTATATTCTCTAATTTCCTTAACAACCTGATTGAACCTCTTTCTAATTTTCTTCATATGATCATTGAAATATTCTATTATACCATCGATGATACGCATGCATTCGTCAACCTCAATCTCATGCATTACTAATTGTCGTAGTATATCAGACGACGTATTTACAAACATTTGCATCAGGTCCCTAACTGCACGGTCCTTGGAGAGCTTCTTCTCGGCCTTCTGAATATACTTTTTGAAAGCATCCTCTGTTAGTTCGTTGAGCATGTACCTCACTCTCATGTGACTATGGTCAGGTTCTCGGACAGTGTGTTCAAGCCATCTCAATTCATATGCCTCTGTATGAGCCACAAGCCTGTGGAATTCGCGTATGTTATTATTAGTAACAGCAGCATCAATCTCTCTCAATGAAGGTAAACCGCCGCATGGGATATCCCCATGATTGCGACCTCCACCAGCTCCGGTGCGCCGGAACTCGTAAAAGTGTGGGTTGTGAATTATGCCCGTTTCTATCTCGAGAGTTCTCCAATTGAAAGCCACGTGGCAATCTGGACACCACATCTGCGAACACCCAGATATCTTGAAAATCATTGTACCGCATTTGGGGCATGATTTTGTATCCTTGTTCAAGAGTTCAACAGTCGCCTTGTTGCCTGGATCACATTCATGTCCTTCCGTCTTAATCTCATTGCAATCTTTACAAATGCTGTTGCTGCATACACCACATCTCCACTGAGTGGAAAGAAACCCCTTGCAATCCTCAACTGGGCATTTGCGCACGAATGCCCGCCTCTCACTCTGGTTGACCCTAGAGTGTCTAATAGTGTCTATAACACTCCTCTGGTAGTCCAATCGTTGTGCCATGTCTGCAATAGCAGCCATAAGCTTCTCCTCCTCGACCTTTGCCTGTCTCAACAGTATCTCCCTCTCGACCAGTGGCTGTGTAGAGGGCATCATGCATTTCTGGCGCTCGAAGAGTATATTCTCTCTATGCTCCTTTAGCTTTCCATTGCAGAATACCTTTGTACATGATGCATCTACAAAGTCCCGATTCCACTCCTTCTTGCATGACATACAATGAGGATCTTGTGTCGTCTCGAGCAGATAGGTCTGGACACACATCCGACACATTTCAAAATCACATGATGGACAAGTAATTTTGAAATGCTTTTTCTTGTTGAATCCTTCGCAACATATAGAACAGTCTCCCATCTCTTTTTAGAGTGTATGAATCTTAGTTTTTAAGCTTGGTCCGTCACCACTGCGGTTGCTTTTTGTGCTAATGCAAGCTTGGCATTTTTCAGCAATTGGTCTTTTAATTTATTATCATTTGTCTTCTGCAAGAAGTTCTTGTTATTTTCTGAAAGAACATTTAACTTGTTAGTACTGTCCGATGGAGCTCCCTTTAACTTGTTTAAAATTCCCTGTAATCTAGATGTGTTGTTGTTCTTATTCATTTCGAGCTCAGCACTTGCATTGGTCGGCATTCTAGTGAGTTCTTTCATATTGTTATTACTCTGCATGCCAACTCCTGTTCTGGCTGTAGGGTGATTCAAACCCCTGATATTTTCAGGGCTGGATATCTTCTGGTCACCCATCTTGGCTTGTTCAGTCGTTTTCCTTATATTTTCTGCATTTCCCGACATTTTTATACGATTTTCAACCGTTGCCTGCATATTATTTGTTTGTTTGTCCTCCTTTATATCGGAGATGTGAGAATTCGTATTATTATTTGTCTCCTGTTCAGAGAGTTCATCTAACGTATTAACATTAGAAGCTTTCATGAGTGCATTCAGGTATGCTCTCTGGCCGTTGTTCTTAAAGAACCGGCCTTCACCATATACTTTCTTGACGGCTTTTTTGAGTAGTTTGGGGTCAACCTTCTTCAATATATTGAGGTACTTTTTATCCGTATCCTTAATCGCCATCTCGACGATGTCTTGGTCTTTACCAGCTGGCCCAACGCGCATGTCTTCTCTAAGATTGCGCAGAGCATTATTGGAACTACGTCCACCAGTAGATTCATTTTTATTCTTGTTTGCATCTGAATTTTTCATTGCCTTTAAAAGCGCCGCCTCGTTTTGGGCATCAATCATAGACTTGGTTGCCATAATTGCCTCTTTGGACTTTTCAGTGGCTTCCGCGGCGGCCTTTGCCATCTCTTTCATGTTGTTGGCACTCTCCGCCCTTTCCTGTGCAGCCTCTGCACCATTCTGCGCCCTTTCTGCGGCGGCCTCCGCCTCTCGCGCTCTCCTCTGAATAACACGCAGCTGACCCCGATTCGTGTTAGAAAGTAGCTTTATCGCGTTTTTATTTCCATATGAGGCATTTTTGATTGCCCTTATCACGAAGTTATTGCGACTCCTGAGCGCCTTTTCGATATTAACAATGTTTTTTTGTTTCTTGGCCAAGTTTACAAGCTCTCTCCGGGGGACGGGTGCTGGCGCGGGAGCGGCGGTTCTCTGCATGTTCTGCATTCTCGCCAATCTGAGCTGGTTGAGTGGCTTCAGAACCCGAGGAACCTGTGTTTGCTGCACCTTCTTTATAGTATTTGCAAGTTCCTTTTTGGTAACTCCCGGCTTCTGGACAGGCTGTTGCAGCCTCTGCATTCTCGCCAATCTGAGCTGGTTGAGTGGCTTCAGAACCCGAGGAACCTGTGTTTGCTGCACCTTCTTTATAGTATTTGCAAGTTCCTCTTTGGTAACTCCTGGCTTCTGGACAGCCTGTTGCAGCCTCTGCTCTGCTGCGACTGCTCTGTTAAAGCTTTTCTGTATAGATGCTACGTTTCTCCGAACCTGCGGCGAAGTTATATTCTTTGATAAGTTCTTGGCAATTACCATTGATGGAGGTTTCTGCAGAAGTGCATTCGCCATGTTCTTGAGGCCATTCACTGTAGTTGGTGTCCGTCTCGCCTTCTTTATTGGAACCATAAGTGGTTCTGGTGCGCCGGCCGTTTTGAGTCTCTTTATTATGAGACCTTTCAGCATATCCTTATCATCTGAAACCAGTCCTAGCTTATCGGCTATGCGCTTGAGAACCTTGAAGGACGGTCTGCCTACGAGGAGATCTTTGTAATCCTTCCCCCTTAAGTCTATACCACGCGGATTGCTATAGTATATCCTGTGCTTCCCAACCCTATCATAATCCATCGGTGGCATGGCCATGCCATTTGCCCTCTTGCACCTCTTGAGAGCCAAGCATATTGCCTCTCTTGACGCACCCTGAACTAGTGATTTTGGTATGCCCATTTTTATGTGTAGATAGCTTCTTGCATTTTTTATGTCTGTACCCGGATCACACGGGTCCATTATTTATTATAATTATATTAGAAAATAGTTGCACCATCCATTATCATCCGTAACTTTGTCTCGTAAGACATGTTAAAATCCATCACGTCATATTTTTCAGCTTCCAGTATTACGAATTTACAAGGTATTTCAATTTGGATTCGCATGCTACGAAATATCGCATGTATAAATGCTTTACAGTATTCCCACATGTTCTTGATTTCATGAAAATCAATCTTTTTGAATGTAGTTCTTATGAGTAGACATTCTTCAGCCTTCCATCCGATTGGTGCAGAAAATGGCCATAGTTCCGCAGTACCCCCGTCTACATATAAATCACCTTGATACCTTAATGGTTCTAATATAAATGGTATAGCTACAGAACCCAAGATAGCATCTATGACGTACATATCTGGATGTGTAAAATTTGAAAAATACACAGTCTTATGTGATGAAACGCAGTATGAAGTTACATAAAAAGTCTTCTTGAGTTCACTGAAAGTTGGATTTGACTCGCATACCTTCAGTAGAGCTCTCTTCAGACTTTCCGTTTTTATATATCCAAAACGCGTTAACAAATTGCGTATACTCTTCTTTGCACATGTATCTGGATGTATACTTAATAGGGCATCCATTATGCGCTCTGGATGCCATCCCATTGCCAAGAATAGACCTATAACAGCCCCGCCCGATGAACCTGTTATTGTATCTATATTACGCAATTTCTCCCAATTAGCCTTTATATACCCAATATTCATGAAAAGGGCCATAGAACATGGAGCTATGATAAGGTGCCTTATCATTATTTAGTAGTAAAGAGGAAACTGCTTGCGGAGTAACGCAAAAATGACTGCGAATACAAGCGAGTGGATGAGCACTGCAGTTGGGTTTGTGCCCTTACCGCCGGGGAGGGTAAGAAGCATACCGGGAGAGAGTGAGATAAAGAGTGCGGTTGTCACAATAAGGTCAGCCTGAGTGAGAACAAGTCCCATCGTCTTTGCAACCAGCCTATAAAGAATAAGGAAAACCAGTGCATGGAACAGCACACTCTGAGGACTGGTCTCACCTGTAAAAAGGGTCTTGTTAAGGTTCTTTATGCTACTTGGTGGCAGCTGGAGGAGCATACCGGGAGAAAGGAGGGCGAAAAGGACAACTGGGGTTGAAACCTTTGGGCTAGTGACGTCGAACATTTAATATATGTTTCGAAAATATTATGTGGCTCGCCTGCTGGACATCTTGGTCGAAAACTGGTAGAAGAATGAACAAAAATCATCAAAATCCATATCACCCATAAGAGGTTTTTCTAAATATGAATCATGTAGATACATCTTTACACCCATCCACATGTTCATGAGATCATTGTTGTACCACGTAACCCAGTCGTGATATTCCAATGGCGTGTTGTAGATGTCAAATATCTCCTCATCTCCATCTTCCTGTTCCTCTTCTACGTAATTCGTATATGGTTCGTCGACGAAGTCCGTAGAAGGCATTTGACCTTTTATTGTATATACTCAGAACACTTTAAGTCTTTTTCTGTGTCAATGTCACCGTACTGACCTCCTCTGGCTCTATGGTGTTCTCTATACACTCGATTGCACCTTCAACCCGCGCAGTATCATTATCAAAATATACAATGAGACCCTGCCTGACGGTATTCTTATTGAATGGCGCCCTCTTCTGCCTCGTCTTCTTATTAACTTTACCCGACTGGTCCGCAAGTGTAATTGTGTCAACGTCGTTTTCACTCATTACAGTTGTGATGTACGCCTTCAGTTCTTTTTCCTTCTTGTTGAGCACCGACATGTCCTTTCTGGCTGAGGCCAGCTGACGCTTGAGCTCAACCCACTCATCCATAACTTTCTTGAAGTCTGATGGAAGTGTCATGATTTGCAAATCTATGATTCTTTATCTTTAATTGAGTGGACGGCGCATAAGGTCTGGTACTATTGTGCTGTTGGACCACACATAGGCAGTCTTTGGGTTTGGTGGCTCGGTGCGGATCTGCTGGTTTGCGTTACGCAGGGTACCGCCGATTGTCTCGGGGTAGCCCACCTGCTGACGGGGGTCGAGGAAGTTCTGACCCCTGAGGATGTCATCTGGAGCAAACTGACCAAAATCTTCCTCGGATGCAATTTCACGGGGAAGGAGGCTAGACGCGAGACCCACACCTGCACCCATACTGCAGCCTGCTGTCTTTACGTTTACGTTTACATTTGCCGCCTTACCGTTAACTGGAGCGGCGTGCTGGAGGGTATAGCCAGACGACTTGGACTGGCTACAGATAAACCACACGAGGAGGGCGACCGCTATAAGCAGGGGTGCGGACTTCTTGAGGTTTTTACCGTTCATCATCTTTACTTAAATAAGATAAAATAATTTTAGAAATCCTCATCCTCCATTTCGATTTCTGGTTCGGGGTCCTCGAACATGCATTCATCGGTGTACTTCCGACGCTTAACCGGTTCTGGGCGGAGCTTCACCTGAACAATCTTCCACACCGGACTATATGTCTTTTTGAAAAAAGAAACCCCTGCGAACTCGATAATCACATCACATGTAACATCAGCTGGAATGTCGTCGAGTGCCAAGATGGTCCTATCGCTGTTAAATGCACGCACCTCTGCTATCTTGTCTACAAACATCTTGTTTGACTTGAGACTTCCTGTATAACCAGCCTCTAAAGTCTTATCTGGAACCTTCTTACCAAACCATGCCTCCGAATTCTCCTTCGCCGCCTCAACAACCATCTGGTCTACTGCTAAGATCTTGTCCGCGTCCGCAAAATCAAGTGTGACGGTGTCACTATCAGTAAACTTACCTTCTATTGTGACCCTGTTCACCTGAACAAACTTTGGTTCGACAACGCGTGCATTGTAACGTCCATCTGCACCCTGCTTAGGCTGTGTAAACATTTACACTATGTTCATATTTTTCAAATCAAAATTTAACGCCTTGCAAATTGTATCGCAACGCTCTTATTTACAATATTTCTTGGGATATTGAAATTCCGCCTGGTCTTGTATCCATAAAGGGGCTTTGGCATGTTGTCTGGATGCTCGTTCGTTTCAACATTCTTATTATATCTGTAATTATATTCATTCCTTATATAATTGGTCCTGTTGTTCTTTACCCATACACCCCTGTTGATATTCACCCTGAAATTGGAATATGTCGGTGCATAGTTTTTGATATTAAGACCATTAGGCCCCTTAACGCCATATGCCATTGTGAATACCTTCTTAGCGGATGGCTGCACAATTCTATTGGGCATTTTCAATGGATTAACCTTGCGCGCCTTTTCCAACTCGGCCTGGTAATCAAATCGAGCCCTTCTGAGTTTCTTTGTACGGGCGGCGGGTATCTTTCTCCTAGAACGAGTATATAGACTTTCGAATGACCCTGAGACATCTCTTAAACCCGCAACGTGTCGTGCAAATGCAACCATTCTATCTTTATCCTTTTTCTTTTTATTAGGCCTAAGACCAAGTTTTTGCATGCGATAGAGGTCGTCTAAAAAGAATCGTTTCCCTGCTATATTGTCCTTTGAAAAATCTTGAATAATTTCCGAACCAAATTCATTTGGCCTCATAAATGCTACATCAAGAACGCCACCCAGATTCACGTGCTCAATCTTGCCAGTTTCTACATCATAATGTCTCACGTTCATGTCTATCGCAAACAATTCAACATCAATGAGTGTGTTTCCCGGTGACACTTTATTTGTCGAGCCATTCGTCCTTGTTTTCATCATGAGGGTATACCTCCTTTTGAGAAGTACACCGGATTTGGGTATTGTTAGACCTATCATCTTGGCAGGTTTATAATTTTTAATTTTTTTCAAAACATTTTTTCTAAATTTATTTTCAAATTTTAATAAAATTTCATTTAATTTTTCCCAAAAATTTATTTTTAAAATCTGTAAATTTCTAAAGAAATTCTCAGTCTTGAAAAGTGGAATAAATTTTGTATCTATATCACCTGTGATAATTCTATGCTCAATATCAACAAATGTGTTGAATGCCTCTCCACCCGATATTATCAACTCACCGTATGGCTTAAGAAATGCTACAAGTTTCGGTATGACCTCCTTGCGCATAACCGACCTGATGCAATCGGTAATTATGACATATACGACATCTTGTACCTCTCGCGCGGTCGCATATTTTTTCAACAACATCCTGTATTTTTTTACATCATTGTCAGTGTACGCCTTCAAGATGGCCTTGTTCTTCAGACATACGCGATCTCTCTCAAATTCTTGGATAGTTCTTGGTGAATAATATTTATCATCCATATATTATATACTAAGAAAATGAAAGACTGCAGAACTGATATATGCAAAGGTGATAATAAAACGCGCAATTGTCAATGCTATAGACAGGTGTCTGGTGGCATGTATGACCAATTCTGTGGCTATGAAGAAGCGGGATTCCTGGTCCCATGCAACAAGGGCTGTTGCAACGATGGCAAAGGCTGCCCGGGACAGTGTGACGGTGCGATAGACGCGCCACCTTACAAGAGTGACATAGGTCTCAAGAGGCTGAATGAAGCTGATGTGGATATAGAGAGGGCTGTGAACTTGATGATGTTCCTCATCATAGCACTCATCATGTTAAGTACACTTCTATTGCTTATTAGCGGCTTAAAGAACAATGGCACTAAGGTAACAGAACAAACCAAATGGCCGCAATCAACGATCTCATCGTTTCCGAGCTTGCAGCCCTCCGCTCCGAGGTGAAGTCCCTCGCAAAGCTAGTGCGCAAGGTCCGCGCGACGCAGGAGGATCCGACTGGTGAGAAGGCTAAGGAGCGTGCTGCGCGTTCTGGGTTCAACAAGCTTCAGAAGGTGTCTCCCGAGCTGGCTGCCTTCCTCGGTCTTGCTCAGGGTGAGGGCATCTCTCGTGGGCAGGTTACAAGCCGTATTTCCAAGTATGTTAAGGAGAACAACCTCAAGGATCCTAACAATGGGCGTGTTATCATCCTCGATGACAAGCTCAAGTCCATCCTGAAGGACGTGCCAGAGGGTGTGGACATCAAGATTACCAACCTTCAGACATATATCAAGAGCCACTATCTTGGTCTCATGGGTGAACCGGAGCCGGCCACCCCTCCACCAGCCAAGAAGGTGGTGAAGCGTCCGGTGGTGAAGAAGGCTGCAGCTTAGAGAATAAAATATATAGATAGAAAACAAATGGAGCAACCCCCGGAATTGATAAGAAATGAAATAGACCTGCTTGTCGGTACAAAGGTACGTGACTTATCTTTGTACCAGCGAGCGTTTACTCACAAATCCGCTCTCAAAACGTATGCAATTGAGAGCAGTTTTGAAACGCTCGAATTTATTGGTGATTCTGTATTGGGTTTTGTAATTACCAAGTTCCTGTTTGATAGATATGAGCACATGCAGGAGGGGTTTCTTACACGTGCCAGAACAAAACTCGTGAGGGGGGACACATTGGCGAAGATCGCAAATCAGATCGGTCTGGGGAAGTATATCCTCATGGACGAGAAAGGCATGAGGAATGGTTGGAACTTGAATCCAAAGGTTCTTGAAGATGCATTCGAGGCACTGGTTGGTGCCATATACATGGACCTTGGGATGCTTCATGCAAAGAAGTTTGTGCTCGACATTTTTACAAATAAATCTATAGTTGACCTCAATCTCATCAACAAAGATGATAATTACAAAGACATGCTGATGAGATGGTGTCAGGCGAATCGTAAAGAGTTGCCGGACTATCAGATTACAAGTCAGGAAAAGGGTGTGTTTATGATATCTGTCGTTGTGGATGGTATTGTATCTGGTATTGGAAAAGCGAGAAACAAAAAGGCGGCTGAGCAGATAGCCGCCAAGATGGCGATTTCTGACTTGGACTTAAAGGATTTAGCACATGATACGGTAAAGGATGCTTGAAAAAGTTAGAAAACTTGTCGAGCGTGAATATGCAGCTCAGAAATCCGAAGAATGGTTGGCTCTGCGTGGAAACATGCTAACCGCTAGTGACGCAGCTGTCGCGGTAGGGACGAACCCGTACATGACCGAGAAGGAGTTTATCCTAAATAAATGTGGTCATAGAACCTTCTTCGGCAACGAGGCTACCAAGCATGGGGAGAAGTATGAGGATGAAGCTCGTGATAAGTGGTGTACAATGACTGGTGAAGTATGTCACGAGATTGGTCTGTTTCCTCATCCAGAGCACAACTGGCTCGGCGGGAGTCCAGATGGAATTACAGAATCTGGAAAGCTTGTTGAGATCAAGTGCCCACTAAAGCGCCGCATTACACCGGAAGTCCCTGAGCATTATATGCCACAGCTTCAGCTGTTAATGGATATTCTAGACCTTGATGAGGCTGTATTTATTCAATACAAGCCGTACGACCTGACATGGCCAGCTCCGGAGGAATTTGTCGTAACACACGTTCCTCGAGATCGTGAATGGATGACGACAAATCTACCAAAAATGAGAGCGCTCTGGGATAAGGTGTTATGGCATCGTGAGAATGGCGTTGAATCTTTACAGGCAACACCTGCGAGGAAATACGCACCTAGAAAGAAGAAGGAGGAGTTTCCAACAGAGATGCTTATTACAGAGGTATCTGAAGATGAAGATGAAGAATACTAACCAAACGTCTTCTCCAATCTATACCTAACATGAAGCATGCGATCTTCTTCGTTGACATGCTCTGCGTATGTTTCTCCCACCGTTGCTGCATTTGAAGGTAATACACCCCTGCCAACAAATATAAATAGAGCATGCTTTGAATCCAGCTTTATACGATTTCTTATTATGTAAACGACCTGTGCCATAGTCATGTCTCTCTCGATTAGATATTTGTGTTTATCTAAGTCGTCGACGTTATTTTCGCCCTCTGCCCTCTCTATCCATACGGGGACTCTTGATGGGTAATTGGCCATAGCGACATGGACGGCTCGCAACTGGTCGTACATATACCGTATATAAAGATAAAAATCGTATTCTGTCTATATATAGAGCGTGAATGCGAGCATTGGTAAGGACAACGTCAAGGGTCGTAAAATTGAATGCACGACCCTTGAAGAGAAAGCAGATTGCTCTCAGATGGATACCATATACGATTGATACTGCACTTCTTCACAATCACATTGATATGAAAACACTTGTAACTATATCGGAAGATATGATGCTTTGTGAGGGGATATACATAGCAACACAGGTGGCTATAGTGATGTATAACGTCTATGGAAAAAACATGTCTGAATAAACTTACGTATGTTAGCCGTATAGGGTAAACATGGCTCTCAACGGCCGGCTCATAGTTCCTCATCAACATGATGGCGTCAAGTGGCTCCTCAATCGAGAGTGTTCAGGGAATGGTTACAAGGGCGGATTCCTTGCTGATGAGATGGGTCTAGGAAAGACAATCCAGCTCATCGCAACTATACTCGCCAACCCTTGTGGTCAGACCCTTGTGATAGTACCCAAGTCTGTCACCGATCAGTGGATGACGGAGGTTGAACGCTTTGCACCATCCCTTTCGGTCAGTATTTACAATGGCGAGTCGATGGATACAGATATAGTCATAGCTACATATGGTATGTGCGTAGCTAGGTCTACAAAGAAAAGCCCAATCCCAAAAGATGAGATTAGGGCTACGCAGTTGCACACGAGGCACTGGGGGCGTATAATACTCGATGAAGCCCATGAGATACGTGATCCCAAGTCCAAAATTAGCAAGTCTTGCAAAAAATTCAGCGCACGCATAAGGTGGGTCGTAACTGGTACCCCAGTGTTCAACAGTGTTCGTGACTTTGTTAATCTGGGAGAGTTCGTGGGTATACCCAAAGACTCCATATTAGGTAAAATTGACGCCGTGAGAACTAAATATGTACTGAGGCGCACAAAACAGGACCTAGCCAGTGTTAACAGTAGGCTGGCCCTCCCAGAATGCGACTTTCAGAACGTCATGATAAAGATGAATGACCACGAAGCCAATCTCTATAAAAAAGTTTTCGAGGGGGGCCGTGACCATATCAGAGAGGTCATGGCTTCAGGTGGAAATGCGAATATGCATATGATGTCTTTTCTCAAGTGCTTACTCAGGATTAGACAGGTTATGGCATACCCACAGTCATATCTTGATGGGATTGCCAAGGAGACTGGCGAGCCTCGCGAGTTGTGGGAACACGGCTCGGCCAAGATGGATGAGCTATTCAGGATGATGGATACACATCCCAAAGAGAAGACTATAATCTTTTCGCAGTTCATCGCAGAGATGGATCATATTCAGGCTGTTCTTAAGCATCAGGGCAAGAACATATACAGGATAGATGGGTCCATTAATCGGCACAAGAGGGTTGCAAATATTGATGAGTTCAGAAAGGCTCCAGATGGTGCGGTATTTCTGATTCAGGTCAAAGCGGGGGGTGTGGGCCTAAATCTTCAAGAGGCGACACGGGTTTACATAACATCTCCCAGCTGGAATCCAGCAACCGAACTTCAGGCCGTAGGCCGCAGCCATAGGACTGGTCAGACACGACGCGTGGTCGTAAGGAAACTCCTCTATGATGCCGATAGTAGTGTGGAGATATCCATGATGGCCCTCCAGGGGCACAAGTCATCGGTAACGGCTGAAGTGCTAGCAGACCCCAGGATAATTGGACAGATACCCGTAGGTAGCGCGCCCGGGAAGCTTTCCGTTAGAGCGATTCGTAACATTTTCTCGGTGTAATTTATACATAACAATGGTTGAAACAAAGGCCGTCAGGTTCCATGCAGGTGACAAGACGTTGAAGTTCGACAAGAAGACTAATTCGATTAAATACAAATCCCGCAGTGCTCTTGCCAAGAAGAAGGATAGTCCTCTTGCAATCTGGCGCAAGGTATCCAAGGAGTATCTCAAGAGGGGCGGCTTTGTTACTATCCCAAAGAAGGGCACATATGCACACAAGGCCATGCTTACCCTGTATGATAAAGCCATGAAGAAGGCTGGTCTCAGGTAAATATTTCTAAGTGTACTATAAAATGGACAGTTGGAAAAAGTGCGTTCAAGGTGTGAAACAGGACATGGGTCATGATAAGAATGGCTATATGATGATCTCTGGCCCTCTACTCAAAAAGTCGCTTCAGGCATATTGTCTGGTTAAGCGATAAAATGAAAAATTATCTCAAGCTATAGTAAACAAAATGCGCCCAATCGAGTCAACCAAGTTTCTTACCCGCAATCGCAAGAAGATCTTCATGTCCAAGCTCAAGAAGAATTCTTCCAAGAAGGTGTTCTTCACCCTTAACAAGGATGGCAAGAAGACCTACAGGCCCAAGGCATACTTCGCTCAGAACAACGCCAACAACAACACTACTGTACGTACCATCAAGCCACAGAACAAGGTACCCGCCAAGATTGCGCCCAAGCGCCTGCCAAAGGGCAGCAGGCCAAAGAAGGTGGCTGCCCCATCCAATATGGCAGCTGCAAACGCCCGCCGTGCTCGCATGAACGCTATGGCCGCCAAGCGTCGCGCCCGCGTCTCTCCCAAGTATGAGGCCAAGAAGGCCCCAGTCCGCAAGTCCCCCGTGTCTCCAGCCATGAGGCTGCTGCTCAAGATCAACGCCGAGAACCGGCGCATCATCGCCCGCAACAATGCCCTGCTGGCCAAGGCAAAGCGTACCCGCAAGGCGCCAACAAAGAGCCTTGTGAAGAAGCTGAAGAATAACAACCCATTCTCCCTGCTCATGAAGTCAATAAGGGCACGCAAGGCTGCCAAGAAGTAAATGGATAAAGAAATAAATATAAATTTCAATTAAAAATATTTTGAAATATATTTCAAAATGTATTTCAAAATACGATGACTATTCTATAGATGGCATAAGAGATAGGTTCACGGAGAGGGTGGTTCGTCGGGCATCTGGATGTGTAGACCCTTTAGCCTCTGAGGCTCGTGGACCTGCATCTGTGCCATGCGCCAGACGATTCCAAACTTCCTGTTCATGAAATAGACGCCTCCCAATTCTACGACCGAAACCACGGACTTTCGTGCATACAACCCATCGGTTACAACCTGAGTGATATCGTCATGCCGCTCGTTGAATACCTTGAACCTTGTCACAAGGTCACGGTCTGTGTCAACCTTTACCCGCAGCTTGGGTTCATACCCATTTGCGGCATCCTTCATGTTTGAATTGAACATGTTGCGGATATCATCATCTGCGAGTGAAGATGAACCAAAAATAAGCTCCTTCTGGTTACAGACGTGTTCAATTACAGTGTTCTCAATATCCTTTACAAAGTCATAGAACCTCTTGACATACCCATCCTCCTTATCCCACCCTTTCAGGGCCAGCTCGACATTCCAGTTTGTTGGGCGGTTAGGAACTACAAATCCAGAGATTCCAAACGGCATGTACAGTCTCGGGATTTGGAACGCAAGCGCCTTGTCATCTGTATCACAGATCGGAATCTTCTTATTGACAAATTCGCCAAACTTGATTACATTCTTAACATCGTAAAACTGACGAACCATTTTTATCTAGATATATTCATAATTCCTTAAGCCCCACACGAGAGGCACGGCTCTATAGTCACCTGTTGAGGTCGAGCCCTTGCCCGACTGCGGATGTAGTAACTACCAGTTTTGAGACCCTGCTTCCACCCATACATGTGCATACTAGACAACTTCCCAAATGTAGGGTTTTCAACAAACAGATTCATAGACTGTGACTGGTCAATGAATGCGCCACGGTCACGGGCCATATCAATAATAACCTTCTGCTTAATCTCCCATGCGGTCTTGTAAAGATTCTTGATTTCATCTGGTATATTCTCGATATGCTGGATACTGCCATCAGCCTGGATAATCTTATTCTTTGTCTCAGTTGACCACATACCCAATCTATCAAGGTCATTTACCAGATGCTTGTTAACAACCACAAACTCACCCGCAATTGTACGCCTCAGATAGATATTCGTGGTATATGGCTCAAATGCCTCGTTGTTCCCCAAAATCTGCGCAGTGCTTGCTGTCGGCATTGGTGCAACCAGAAGGGAATTGCGGAGGCCGTTATTCTTAATATCTTCGCGCAGTGCATCCCAGTCATAACGCTCGGAAGGTGTAACACCCCACATGTCAAACTGCAGGATTCCTTCGGAAGCAGGAGAACCTTCAAACGTCTCGTAACGTCCTTGCTCCTTTGCCAGTTCACAACTCGCGGTAAGTGCTGCATGATATATCGTTTCAAATATGTTCTTATTGATGAAAGCCGCCTCCGGGCTGTCAAATGGATACCTAAGGATCATGAAAACATCCGCAAGACCCTGCACACCGATACCAATCGGGCGATGACGGGTATTAGACTTCTTGGCTTCCTCAACTGGGTAGAAATTGCGATCAATCACCTTGTTCAGATTTCGAGTCAAAGTCCGAACCACATTGTGAAGCTTGGCATAATCAAAGCTCCCGTCCACAACAAATTTCGGCAGCGCCAGAGACCCCAAATTGCACACGGCCGTTTCATCTGGAGTAGAAACCTCGCAGATTTCTGTGCATAGGTTACTAGACTTAATTATCCCAATATTCTTCTGATTTGTCTTGCGATTGATATGGTCTTTGTAGAGCATGTAGGGAGTACCAGTCTCAATCTGAGACTTTAGAATCATACTCCACACGTCATGGGCCATTATCTTCTTACCCAGACCCTGATTCTCGTACTTCGTATAGAGGGCGTCAAACTCGTCACCATACACATCCGACAGCCCCGGACACTGGTCTGGACACATAAGGGTCCAGTGCGAATTCTCCTCGACGCGCTTCATGAAAAGGTCTGGTATCCACATAGCTGAAAACAGGTCGCGGCACCTAGCCTCTTCGTCACCCTGATTCAGACGAATCTGCAAAAAGTCCAAGATATCAGCATGCCACGGCTCCATATAGACTGCAATAGAACCCTTGCGGCGACCAGCTTGGTTAACATACCGCGCCGTCGCATTGAACACCCTAAGCATCGGAACTATACCGTCCGACGTCCCATTTGTGCTACGGATCTTAGAACCCTTCGCTCGGACACCGTGACAATGCATACCAATGCCTCCGGCATACTTGCTAATGTGTGCACACTCCTCCAATGTTCCGTAGATCCCCTTAATGCTATCATCCTTCATAGCCAAAAGAAAGCAAGACGACATTTGGGGACAGTTTGTGCCAGAGTTGAAGAGCGTAGGAGTCGCATGCATCATCATACCACTCGATATAAGATCATATGTTGTCAGCATATTCTCAACCGAATCATAATGAATTCCAGCTGAGACTCTCATGAAGGCATACTGAGGAGTCTCAATAATCTGCCTGTGCACACGCTGAAGGTATGACTTTTCGAGTGTCTTCAGGCCAAAATATCCATATGAGAAGTCCCTATTGCCATCGATGTAGCTGTTGATAGTATCAGAGTTGTCCTTTACAGTGGTCCATACACTTTCCGAAAGGATCCCATTATCATACAGGGTTCCCATAGCCTCGCTGAAAGTCTTTGGGGCAATCTTCTGAATATTGCTAGCAGTGATACGAGTTGCAAGAGTTTCATACTCTGTACACTGTGTCATCATACCGACTGCAATCTCGGCTGTAAGGGTGTCAATCTCCTGAGTAGAAATACCATCGTACATCGATGAGAACACCTGTTGAGCCACCTTGTCAGCACTGACATTTTCCAAGCCAAATGTCAGTTTTGATATACGTGAGGTGACCTTATCAAATTTCATGTCCTCAGCATCGCCGGAGCGCTTGATGACCTTCATTTTGTAAAATATATGCCGAAAACTTTAAGCAGACCTTACAGGCACTGCGCCAACAAGCTCACGCTTACGGTCATTCTGAAGATAGTATGTGTTTACAAAGAATGGGCCGAACTGGCCGGGAGGAGTAACTGGTGGATACGATCCTACAAAGCATGCTGGTGGACTGCACTTCGGGCCATTTGGAAATGGACTTGCTGTTGATGGAGCAATAACCTCATCTAATTCAGCTGGGAAGGCAAACATGTTTTATATATCACAACAATTTATTTTCAAAATATATTACAATAACAATGTGTGACTCCAATATGCTCACATCTATCCAACAGTCTGAGACACCCCTGAACAACCTCTTCTTTTCCGAATTCAATGTAAACTCTCTGCAGAGGGGCATCCGTCAGGCATTCAAAAACTCTAGTGGGATAGCTATCGACTATCAAGATAGAGACTCCCTGTTAGCTATCATGCGGACTGCATTCATAAACAACGCCGGCGACCACTTCACAGCTGTAAACGACCAAGTGAAGCAGGTGAACCAGATTGTCATAAACATGGCACTCACCCAGATTAACAGTGGTGTCATGCAGTACATAGACTACCTTAAGCAAGTCGAGTCACCCAGAAATCCCCTCGCAGCACCAATCAACACGAGCACATATGGCAAGAAGATTGACCTTGGGAGGACTGTTGACTCAATAGGAATCAATTAAAAGCTACGCGCTATACACTAGAAATATGGGGTCACTTAATTTCTATAGAGATGCAACTATGGATATTTGTAGATATAAGGGATGGGCAGATTCAAACGTAGAAACCGTGTGGATGCTATTATCCGAAGAAATTGGGGAATTAGCTGGAGCTATCAGACAGCATGTAGGCCCATTCAGGAAACACGTAAATCCAAAAAGGAGTCCATTGGTTCACCTCAGAAATGAATTTGGAGATGTTTTTAGTTATTTGTTTCAGCTAGCAGCAATACTAGATATTGACCTAGATAAGATGTGGCATTGGCATCAACACAACATGGTATATAAACATTACCCCGACGAAAATATCTCCAATACTAGTATAGATGGAGGATTACATCCAAATAAATGACATAAATCCATACACACCAGATAGAACAATAATGCCCGGCACATGGTCTGGAAACTTTCCATATGCGAAGCACGCCGACGATTCGTCATCATCTGATGATGAAGATGAACCCGAGAGAAGCCCTTTATGTGGCTATGCAAACACAATGGGATATGGTACTATTCACGCGTGCAAACCTACACCACCCAATTGCCCTCTAGGTAGGCCCTTGATACCGGGGCGCAACATAGAGGACGGTCTCTGGTCTCTCCCCTGTTCAAGAGAGTCTCAGGGTCATGCCGATAGGGCGTTTCCAATGTTTATGATTGTCCTGATTCTGGCAATCCTACTTACAGTGACTTTACGTACTTGAAATACTCCTCAATCCGCTTTTCATTGCGACATCTTTTAAGAACGTACTTGCCCCAGTTTGAATTAAATGCATCCACAAGATCATTTTGCCATCCACACCGCTCGTTTATAGTCGGCGGGGTGAATGTCGGATCAAGGATTGTCACAGAATTCATTAGGTCAATCTTCACATCAATACCACGGTCATACATCAGGATTTCGTCGACAGCCTTCAGGGCCTGCAGCCGACGCGTCTCAACATCTGGGACAACCATGGTGTCAAGGAACTTGTAAAGCTTAAGCTGTTCAGGATTGAATATGAGATTGTACCACCCACCAACCGTGTCAGCTCTGACGGTGACCTTCTCCTCTACAACACCATCCGGCAGGTGATTGTCATAATATATAACCAGGCCATCTTGTGTTACACTAGCACTACGTATATAGCAGCTCATGTTGCTTTACTACTTTATATCCCAATTTTTTATCTAGTGTTTTCAGGTCATCCTCTATCTTCGATGATATGCCTTGACACTTGTGCGTCTCAAAACCACGGCACGATATACATAATGCCAAGGGACAATATTTGCAGCCAAACGGCACACTGCCCACCTTCTTCCTGCAGTTCTCACACTTCACCATGGTTGTGAATATATGTATCTTAACCTTTAGTCTCAAAAAAAATGTGACTGTACTATAAACATGAGCAATAATAAGGAGGCGCAATCAGACGCGTTGAAAGCTATAAGCGAATTCCAGACTCTGAACTTGAATGGTAGTATTACCATTGAGAAAACTGTCGAACATCTCAAACGGTCAATCGTGACTGGTCTGTTGAACCAAGATGAGGCGAATATGATTTCCAGTCTCGCAGAAACCCTGTCTATGGATGGCGTTGAACAATTTTTAGATGAAGGCATTTTCGGCAAGTTCGGTAACAAAACCACTATCGAGCCCAATAATGCAAAACGCGTTAAATCGAAGTTGTCCGTTGGCGATGGCGATGTTAATCGCAGAGTAATCATCAGTGCCATCATAAAGGTGTTGAAGGATGTTATTGTTCAGAGGCGCAAGGATAATCCAGAAGGTCCAAGTATACAGGCGGTTGTTAAGGCGAAAATACTTGCTGGTAAACTCAAGAAGAGGATGATAAACAAAAAGGAGGCGAACGCAAGGATGCTGAATGAAGCTATACTCAAAACCGTCGATGTGCTCATCAAGAACAACGCACCATCTACTATTGAAGCTCACCCTATATATGTCAACAACAATAACAATAGCAATATCAATAACAATAACAATAACAACAACAAGAATAACAACAACAACAAGAATAACAACAACAACAAGAATAACAACAACAACAAGAATAACAACAACAACAAGAATAACAACAACAAGAATAACAACGGTCAAGAAAAGGAGCTCAAGGCTGCGTCTGAGGATAATGGTGTACAGAATACGAGGAGCCGATGGCAGCGCCTGAGGAACATGGTGTCTCGTAAAAATAACAAGTAATTATATTATAATGATTAAGGAAAAACTTATTAATGATTTGGAAAATCAATATATAAAAAAATTAACCAGAGGCTTGAAGTCTGCAATTTTTGAACTTGTTCGGTCTGTGAAAGCCGTAGACGACAATGTACTTGAATCTAATTTTTTATATGGCACGTTTCCATCAAATTTTGAAGTGAGTAACATGAAGAGGATTACAATTATTAAAAAAATTATAGAGGTCCTCCGTGAAAAATACCCAGGTGGTACACCCGTCAAGATGAAATCGAATAACAATTACCCACTAATTCCTATAGACCGAGCGATATCCAATGTGTCATCGGAACTTGAAAAGACCGCCCTGACATCACGACCCGTCGCATCTTTTCAGCCGGGTGGTGAGATTATGCTTGCAATTCCAAACAGAAGTGTCGCCACCGTTACGGTTGAAGATTTCCTTGAGAAAATTAGAGAGTACAAGAGTTCTTTAATCGAAGGTAAAGGCACAGACGACATGGCGAATGATCTGGTGAGAACCTTATATAAAATTGATGAAAAGGAACTGTCCGATCGATTTACATACGTCATAAAAAAAACAATTGAAATGTTCGAAGATGTCATAGGTAAAAAACCCATGCGTCGTCAGGAGAACCTGTTGCACTTCTTCACGGAAACAATGCGCGGTGCTATACAGAGGGATGGTAGGATATTAAACAGGTCCTCCAAAGGACTGCAAATAGTAAATATTAAGCTGGCTATCTCAGAGATTTTTAAATTATAGTGTACTTATAGTATATATGAGTAAACGAGAAATTGTTGATAAACTTGCAACTTTAGGTACCGAAGGGAAGATACCGATAAATATCCAGCCTCTAATCGGAGAACTGTTAAAAATAGTGCAGGATGTTGACGAGAGTATACTCTCGGGCGAGTTCGGGATATATTTAAATGGTACGTCCATTGATATCAACAAAAAAAGGAAGATTGTGAACTTCATGAACTCCAACTCTACACCCGTAAAGCGCTCAGCTGTGATAGTAGCAATTGCGCGTGTACTGGAAGAGCGCATACAAAAGAGTGACGCAGCAAAGAAAAAGTGGCAGAGTGCTGGCAGTAAAATTATTACACAAATGAAGGTATCCGACACATTAAAATCGTCTGGCGAAAATCGGTCAAAACAACTCAACGAAGCCATCCTCGCAGTTACAAACGCACTCGTTAAAAATTAACCTACACATATAGTAATGAAAAAGTTGAAATCGACAAAATTAAAATTCTCAAGTTCAGAGAGACAGATGATTAAAGACGTAATCAGAACATCTCTCCGAACTGACACGTCTGCGCAGACGGTATTTAAGGGCCCAATTCGTTTTGTGAAACAGGATGAATTCAACCTGACTGTAGATAGTCCCAAAGCGCGTCGCAAAGTCATAAAGGCTCTTAAGAAGGCTGTAGGACCCATGAGACTAGTTGTGCGTTTCAGGGGACCCGTTGTTATTGGAGTTAAGCGGATGAGCAGATCCAAAAAGGTTCTCAACCCAATAACCGGAAGGTATATAAATAGAGATGGTACATTGTGTAAACGCATGTTAAAGGATGGTTTTACAATTGTAAATGGTATATTGAAACCACCAAAAGACTATATGCGTAAAGATAAGAAGAATGCATCACTCATAATTTTAAATAGAGAGATTGAGAGGATACGCCAGAAAAACATCCCCAGAAAAGAGGAAGAAACAAAAAGTGTCATGACGAGACTCAGACCACCACCTCAATTGAAGAACACCAAGGCACCAAACATCTCGGTATTCAACCTGCCACCACCACCACCTCAATTGAAGAACACCAAGGCACCAGTTAATTCGGTGTTCAACCTGCCACCACCACCACCACCTCAATTGAAGAACACCAAGGCACCAAACATCTCGGTGTTCAACCTGCCACCACCACCACCACCACCTCAATTGAAGAACACCAGGGTTCCTATGGCACAACCCATTGCTTCCAGTACACCTCCGCGCCCTAAGCCTGCTTGGAGAAAGGTTGTGAATTTCGTAAACCCTTTTTACAAGAAACCAGCTCCACCTGAACCAAAAATAAATAATACCGCTAAACGATTAAATAATGCGACAGTCGCAGTAATTAATAAAATTGAGAAGGAGGGAAAGTGATTATATTTCCAGACTCTACATAATTTGCGTATATTGTACCATCGGGTATGTTAAAAGTACCATTTACAAAGAACAATTGAACTTCTGTATGTAACATTTCATGTGAGTCGGCTTTCTTCTTTACAACCTTTTCTACTCTGGATACAATGTCCATAGTTGTATCAAACCCTGTTATATCTATATAAATATGACCAGACTTGGAGATTACTTTGCCATTTGCTTTTATACAGTATTTACCATAACCTTTTGGGTTGGGGATACGAGTGCCCGGTGGTGGACGATATAAAACTGGTGACATACTATATTAGTAATGGATACTATATTTTTAATAACAAATAAAAACATGTTATTCTCGCATCCAACATCAAAGCCTGATGGGACACATCGGACATGTCTGGTTGCGGCGAGAACGAGGATGGCCGCACAGGGAATTGTTTCTAGTATTCGTCATAGTAAACATTCAAATGAAATGAGTATATTCAGGAATGATGATGTCGATGATATTAAGGTGGCTGCTATAAATGTTAGGGATGAGGGCTTCTATAAGATGCTTCATCTTAACAATTTTGCACTTATGCTGGCCGATACCATAAGAATAAAAGAAGATTTTTTTGAAATCAACGGTGATATTATAGACTATGAATATGACATAGATAATGAGCACAGCAGATATATGGACTACATTTACAAAAAATTGTCCTAAAAAACTTGCGTCTTTCAAAAATTAAGGATAAACAAACAATGTACGACCAAGTCTCCAACAACACCTTCAGCTATATTCTCACTCTGGATGAGATGAAAAGGAACTTCCCACAGGGTGATATATCATCCTTCCCCAAGCTCATCACAATCACTCTTGTTGCTGATTCAAAGAGGAGCATAGACACTGCCATATTTAAGGAACGGATGCTTGCAGTTGGTGATGTAAAGATACGACCTAAAGGCAAGGATACCCAGCCGTTTATTTGGCAGGTCAAGAACACCGAGTTTTACAATCAGGTGACAATGTCATGTACTGACATGTTTAGTACAAAATCTATCAAGATATTCTCTAATGGTAGCATTCAGATTGCTGGTTGTGCAGACCTGTTTGACTGTTGGCGTGCTATTCAGCAGATAACCATGATAATCCACAAGATTATGGATATCAGCGTTGACATATCAACTTTCAGGGTTTGTATGATTAACGCAAATTTCCAGTTTAATCGAAGTGTCAACCTCCGAGAATGTGCTAAACATTTCAGTGCAAATCCAATGTTCAAGGCCAACTTTTCAGAGGACAAATATGCAGCCGTAAAGATTAAATTCAAGCCTGCTGAGGACATGAAGGTTATGACGGCGAGTATTTTTGGTACGGGCAAGGTTATATTGTCAGGTGCAGAGACCCTAAAGGAGATTGCATTTGGCTATAACACACTCGTTCATTATATAAATAATAGTGAATATGTATTGGAGGAACAGCAGGATGATAATAAGGAATTCAGGACGGTGATGGGATATGAAATCGATGACTGGGTTGAGAATCTCTCTCCGAAGTTCAAATCGTGGCAATTTACATATAAAAACAATCCGATTTCTTTTCTCGTCAAGTAATAAATGAGTCAGCGGCTAGGCCCAGCGGATGGGCGCGCATTCAGCATAGCAACCAGTAGCAGACTTTTTAACAATTACCTTATGGAGGCGAGTGGCATCCCGCTTGTTGACAACTATTCTTACCGTCAGATGCTCATGAAGCGTGGCCCAGAAGTTATTCAGTCCGTACAGAAGTTACAGACTGTTCGCCCCAACTTCAACCCCAACGGCGTGAATCAGTGCTATTCCGCCGACCTTCCCCTCCTCAAGGTTCCTGGGATTTATTAGAATAAAAACTTTCGAATGTATTCTTAATTATGAGTCGCTGCTCGGCCACAACGGCTAGCGGCGAAAGGTGTAGAAATGCACGCATGATAGACAGTGAAATGTGCATGGTTCATACCATATTAGGTGAATGTCCCATATGTATGGAGTCAATGACACTACGTACATCTAGGAATATCGGTTGCAATCATAGGTTTCATAGTAATTGTTTAGAGAGGTGGAAAGACCAGGGTAAGAGGACTTGTCCAGTCTGTAGAAAGTATTTTGATTGTTCAAGGTTCAAGGTTTCTTTATCAATAATGGATATGGAGAGTATGCGAGTTTTAACAAGCAATTTAGAGTCAAATGTTGTAAACTCGCTTATTGACGCAACAAACTTTAATTTTGATTCAGTAAGTACAGATATGTTATTTGATATAGATGATATTACAGAATTAGAACAGCTTCTTAGTGATCTTGGGACGAGTCTTGCCGACATTAACACCGTCGGTACTAACGCAGAAGGCGTGGCAGAATCGTTTGTAATTTAGAGAACCGTAGTTGCGGCTTGCTGTTCTTGGATTGAGTATAGCCTTGCCTCTTGCATCAGTTAGAAGTGGGCCATTACCCCATCCACGTTTGTGACTCCATACATTTGCCTTAAATGTTATATTCTTACCGGGTTCTATATTTTTACCGGACAGCCTCGATACAGGAATTTTGAAAAACCTAGCTATACTAGCTTTGGTGTCGCCCGATTTAACTTTGTATGTTATCTTTCCGTGCTGTTTATACCAATGAAAGTCGTTACGTCCTTTTACAGGACTTACAAAAAGCATAATCTTGTAATAACCTCTAGGACATGACTTTTTGTAGTTGGGACATACAAATATCTTGCCGGGATTGTCAGACACTACCCTCTTTGCAAGACCCTTACACGTTGAATATGAATGGTGATTATTGCTCATACCAGAGACGTTACCCGGCTGAGCCTTGTGCACTCTGTAAGTCTGCAGATCATTTACAGCATATGCATAACAATTATTGTTCCATTTGGCCCTCTCTGTAATCCATCTCTTTGGATTATATTCAACTTCCCAACCGCTCAGTCTGAGACGCACCACTCCCATTTTATTATCTATGTGGATAATAAAATGTTTGTTAAGGATATTGTCGATCCCAAGGACCGTGTTCAGATTCTCATAACCTATCTCCTTGTCATCCTACTGAGCACTTTCTTGCTCAAGTTTTTCTGGAACAAGGCGCTGGTTCCACACATCACAGTGTTCAAGCCTCTGAAGAATTTTCAGGATGCGATCGCGCTTTCGATAGGCCTGATGATTATTCGCGGTTGCTAAATATCTCATTGTACCCGTCTAGACGTATTCCAGTCTTGTGAATGGTTGTTGGGAAACCGTTGATACCTTCGCACTTGTTCTTGGAGCAGTCCACAAACTTATATGGTATGCCATTTTCTTTCATATGGTCAATCTGTTTACGAGTCCATCCACAGCTCATGGTCCCGTAAATAGTCCAGTCGGCAGCAGGAGCGGCGCTACCGAAAGATGGCCGACCAATTATAATCGCAGCCACAATCAATATCAGGGTCACGATGGTAAGAATCTTCATTGTATATTATCTATAAAGGAAAAACTTTACTAGGATTCGCTCACAGAATCTTGGTCTTGCCGCGAGCAGCCAGCGCCGCTCTTGTCCTATCTCTGAGCCTCTTGCGTGCTTCTTCCAGTGTGATTGGTGTTCTGGCCTTTCGCGCGACGGGCGTTGCACGTTTTTGAACAACGGGTGTGTTGCTGTTGCTGTTGCTGTTGCTGTTGCTGTTGCTGTTGCTGTTGCTGTTATTCAGACTCATCTGTATGAGGCGACATAAGTCAGCCTTTGTCGCCTTTGGTGGTGCCTTCTTACCGAGCACCATCATGACAGTCTTCACAACTGCAACTGGATGGGCATCACACTTCTTACCTCCGATTGTGAGATAGCCCTTCTCCGTAGAGAGCTGTTCCTTCCACCAGCGCTTTTGCTTGGAAATCGACATGTTAGCAGGTGGACCAAATCCACTTGTTTTGACCTTCGTGACGGTTTTCTTTGCCTTTGGATTCATCTTTATAACTGGCATGTTCATCTTCATGTCTTCAGGAACCTCTATACCCCTCTTCCTAAGTTCCATAAGCTGCTCAGCGAGTGTAAGCTCCTGATTATTCAGCAAGAACCTGCGCCTGTTAAGGGGGATCTTCTTCTTGCGCTGAACCTTTGCTGCATCTATAACAGTTGGTGCCGAGCCAGTCTTCTTTGTCTTGGTGGGTTTAGGGCTCGTACGGTTAAGCGACCTTGCCATCTTGGGGATGATAGCCTTGCCGAACCCGGATGGCCTTGCAAGAGGTTTAGGAAGGAATTCACCTCTCGCCTCCCTCATAACCAGATTGCGAGCATCTTTCTCAGAAAGGCTGGATGCGTTTATCATTGCATCCTTCATTGCCTGTTCCTGTGCATAGCTTGTAAGTGCCCTAAAATCCTTATTCATAGCCAACCTTTTGGCGTCATTCGCCGTAAACTTGGTTGCTGCTAAGCGCTTCTCATACACAAGTGCATCAATTAGCGCCTTTCGACGATATTCTTCGACCGTATTCTTCTTCGTACGCTCACTAAGTGGAATGCCAACCTCTAGTTCGTTAAATTCTGGATTATAATTGATTGGTGGTTCATTTATGAGTGGGCGCTTCACAACCCTACGGATCCTGGGCTCGAGTGCCATGTTTATGGTTGCGTTTCTGGGCCACCTGTACTTTGCAGTCCCCGATAAGGCTGCTACCCTGTATTCACTGAAATAGGGGTGCTTAAGCATACCAGAAAGGGGAGGGATGTCTTTATTTGCAGCAGAGTTTGCGCGGAGCCTCTGCTCGGACAGCTTACTGCTCTTTCCACTCTTGGTTGGCATATACGCCTTTGGTATGCACTCCTTAAAGAATACTCGGAATTGGTCGGCAGTTGGTAAAGCACTCACAAGCTCATCAAATTGTGTAAGGAACAAATGAACGTCATATAGCCGAGACATGCCTTGGAATATCCCAAAGTCATTCTTGTACTGTCCACTTGTCACATATGGATTGCGCATACCCTTCCGATCGATATGAGAATTGGCAAAGTCTCCAATTATAACACGGAGACCATTTACAGGCACGACAAAGTTTGGCTTGTACTCCATGAATCCCTTGGCCGTCTGTGTGTTGTCAATAAATATGTTGTCAAGCAAAAGGTCCGAATGCCTAAACGAAGGATACCTCTTAGATATTGCGTAGAGTGTCCATACAACCTGAAACACAATTGACTTGATATGTGCAGGAGTCAGAGCCCTACCATACTTTGTAACAAAATCCCTAAGATTTCCTCCGGCTGCGTATTCAGAGTATAAGATACCATGTTCCTTGGGGAAGCTATTCAGCAGAGGATTACCCTCGCCGCGGCGCCTTGTCCTTTCGAGTGCACACTCTTCGGGAGTCTTGTAAATAAAGGGATGTTGAATGTGTGGCGATATCTTCTCAAGAGCCCTCATGATGTTAAATTCGGTCGACAGAGATTGTTTCTTGCCAATCTTAATTGCAACCGGGTCATTCTTTGCAGAACCAAAGTGGCCAACAAAAACGGTGCCATCAGCACCTTCACCTAAAAGTGCGAGACCATCAGCCTCACGGACATTCCTGCGATACTGAGTGCGTATGGCGCCATTCTGGTTCACATACACCTCAGACAAGTGAAAACCGCCGCGCACATTACGACTGTTAGAACTCCTTATGGCCCTGAATTTCCGCTCTGGGATACAGAACGCACCACTCAGAACACCCATGAGGTACTTACCTATCTTAGCTCGGTCTCTCTCAAATTTATGAACAACCGCGTTCGTCATTATATACTATATATGTAAGAAATTTACTGCTCGTCATCGTCAACCTCAACCTCCTCATACTCAACCTCATCCTCATCCTCATCCCCTGTTACCCCCTCTGTATCAATTCCGGTAAATGCAAACTTGGGAAGCTTCTTAGGAGGCTCCATGAGAACCTGATTGAGACGCATTGTCACGCCAAACTTGTTATCAATGAACCAGATGCTAGCAATCTCGGCAATAACGATAACCTTCATGCCCTTCTCTAGGAGATTCAGTGGGACAATCTCACGCTTCATGTTGTAAGCCTCTGGGACGAATTCACCAGTCTTGTTATCAACCATGACCTTGAGCTTGATGGTAGAAGGATAATCATCCCGATTGACGCGGATAACCGGCTTGTAAAGAGCCTCCCTCAGAACAGCCTCCTTGAAGGGCTTGCCAAGCCACTCCTTCGAGTTGGCAGCCACCGTCTTGACCACTAGGTCATCAAGCTCCTCAAAATTCTTTTGAATTTTCACAAGTTCGTCATTGTCCTTGTCGAATGATAGGTCAAGCGAGTAAGATGTGCGATTTGTCGCGGCATCAGTGTAGCTGCTAAGGCCAAATGGAGCGCGCATCCATGGGAACTGGATATTGAGCTTTGAGCGGTTGGACCCACTCAGGTACACTGTCTTATTGCCACGTGCCTTGTTAACACGGAGAGCAGAGAAGATAACGTTGGAAGCAGAGAACTCGGTAGCGCTGATGATAGTCATCGTCATTGCAGTTGTTTTACTATGAATGGTCGCTCGACTTTAATACCAAACTTTTTTTCGGTGGTCATAGTATATAAGATGTCGTGCAATAACACTGGCAGGGCTAGCAGATTCTTTAAGGACTGTGGGTGCGGCTGCAAGGGAAAGAAGCAGGAGCAGAAGCTCATCATATCTACCATGTCTGCACTGGTGTTTTTCGCCGTTGCAAACCCCGAGGTTTTCAGGCTCACGCGCAAGGTCTTTGGGTCTTGGGTGTCCTCTCCAACCGGCTGTCCATCCACAAAGGGTCTTGTACTCCACGCGTTTGTGTTCCTTCTGGTCACGTGGGCTCTCATGAACATAAAGAAGGAGAGGGCTGATGGTGATACGGCAATCGAACCCACTCCAGCAAAAGAAGATGAGTATGAGTATGAGTATGAGGAGGAGCCCATGCTTCACCAAGAAAATGTGGCACGAGAGGAGGAGGAAGAAGATGATGGTGAATTCGCAACATATAGACTAGCCAATGGCGCTGCGGCTCCGGATGTCCAGACGGCTCGGCTTGCGAGTGTCGCTGTTCATGGCGGTCAGATGAGTCGGGCTATGGGTGCACCAGCCGAGACTGGCATGTATCCCAGTCCCCTGAAGAAGGGAGAATATCAGCAGTGCCGCTGCTCCGACGGCTCGTCCGTAACACTTATGCGCTAAAAGAATTTCCCTGCAAATTATAGATGAAAATTGATAAAATAGTAATTTTTGTAGTGTGCATATACCTTGCCCTTGTAGGATATAGAGTGATAGCCTACAATGACAGTGTTGTTGAACTAGAGACGTGGGCAATACGTAATAAAAAGAAGGTTATGGTGTTACCAGACAAGTTGTCAGATTCGGACAATAATGCACCCACCAAGAGGGGTCTCACATGCAGACTTGAACATGTAAGTGGAAAGACCTTAAATAACAAGGGCGAGGCTCTTGATTTTGACATGAAAGTCCCGTGTACGGCATGCAACCAGTACATTTACAAGAGTGACAGGAAGTGCATACCATATGAATACGACAAAGAACTCAATGAACGTGATAACGAAGAACCAGTCATGGGGATGTGTACACCATCTAAGGACGCAATTGCACAGAATTGCCCCTTCAAGACAGAGACAAAGACGTTTAGGGATGTGTATGAATCTCTACCAATAAACCTGATAAAATCAATATTGCCAGACAGAGACCCTGTTGAATATTAATGCCTGCATCTTGGTCAAAAGTCCTCATCGAATGTGATATCACCTGTATTTCCATCTGCACGAGAATAGTCTCCAACGCGCTTCTCAAAGAAGTTTGACTTTCCACTGAGCGCGATATTCTCCATGAAGTCGAATGGATTTTGGGCGTTCCAGAGGGGGCTAACGCGGAGCTGCTTGAGCAGACGGTCCGCCACAAACTCAATATAACGCGACATCTTGTCCGAATCCATACCAATCAACTTGCATGGCAACGCGTCTACAATGAAGTTCTTCTCAATCTGTACAGCCTCCCTGACGATATCACAGATGACCTTCTCACGGCTTGGCTTCCTGAGCATGTGATATAACTCAACTGCAAATTCCTGATGAAGCCCTTCGTCCCTACTAATCAACTCGTTGCTAAAACTCAATCCGGGCATCAGCCCGCGCTTCTTAAGCCAGAATATCGCACAGAAGCTACCGGAAAAGAATATACCCTCAACGCATGTGAATGCAACCAAACGCTCTGCAAATGGTCGTTCGGGGTTAAACCACTTGAGTGCCCATTCAGCCTTGGCCTTTACACACGGTATGGTCTCTATAGCTCGGAAGAGGAGATCCTTCTCGGTTATATCAATAACATACCTGTCAATGAGCTTAGAGTATGTCTCTCCGTGAACCATTTCATTGTGTTCTTGGTATGCATAGAACGACCTAGCTTCAGGATACTGCACCTCGCGGGCAAAGTTGACACTGATATTCTCAAATACAATACCATCCGACGCGGCAAAGAATGCCAAGATGTGCTTTATGAAGTGTCTCTCATTGTCGGATAGACCATCCCAGTCGGTCATGTCTGATGAGAGGTCGATCTCCTCGGCAGTCCAGTTTGACATCTGCGCCTTCTTGTAAAGGTCCCATAGATTGGGGTGTTGAATTGGAAATATCGTAAACCGGTTTGGATTCTCTACAAGCATTGGTTCTAATTCATCCAGATAGTCATTGAAATTGTTGATATCACCGATATACTTATTTCCAACGAATATCTGTGGATATCCGTAGATGCGCTCTCCACAAAGTTTTTCAATCTGTTCCTTGCCTAGAACAACCTTGTCATATAGAATGCCATTGTCTATACAGAGCTTTGCAGCCTCCTCGCACATAGAGCATCCATCCTTTGAATATATGGTTACACGCATCTGTACCATATGGATATATTTTTATATGCGTTCAAAATTTTAACTAAAAATTTCAGATGTTATAGTAAATGAATATCGATGAGATAATGCCACATGAGATTATAAAGGTGCTTGTAGATGATGATGGTCTAGAAGAATATATGTGGGCTAAGGTTATAAAGAACGAGGGTATCTACCTATTTGTAACATACTTGGTACCTACAGAGAGAGTGTACAAGGGTGCATGCATACATAGCTTCGAACCCAAAGCTAATATTGTAGAGGTTGAGTCGATATCCGAACATCACCAAGGGATTATAGATATCTGTGACCTAGGATTTACAAAGATAAATATAAACATGTTTGTTGATGATAATGAGGTTGACGATACGTGCGGGGACAGCGAGATATTTGACATGACAGCCGAAGATGATGACCTAGAGGGTTTTGTGGTACCAGATGAGCCATGTGCGGACCTACCACCCGGAGCCCGTGAAATTGACATTGAATGGGACAGATGGTCACCAAGCACATTCGGCGGGCAGTATTTTAAATCGGTGGTTGAACGGATAGAGGAGAGGGCACGAGCCGCTTGCGATGAGGCTGCTTTTCTTGCAGGGTCTTGAACAAAAAAATGTGCGAAACCACTTAGATTCAAAAAATGTACATGTTATAGTAAGAATGGCCTCGGATGGCGATATATGGGCAGACTTCGACGCAGCAATGGAATATATAAAGCCAGAGGAATCAGAAGATATAGAGACATATAATCAATATACATGCAAATGTGGAGGAAACAAGATTTACAATCATGGAGAATTACCGTTTTGCACGAGCTGTGGACTCACAGATAGCTTCTGCATAGACGATGCTCCAGAATGGACGAATGGCGTCTCAGAGAGCGGCGAGAGTACAGACCATTCGAGAGCTGGCAATCTAGCGCTTGATGGTGACCTCTACTCATCTTCTTGGGGCGTAGGGACGGTTATCAATGCGAAGTGGAACTCCAGTTACGCTATGAGGCGCATGGCACGAATCAACTTCTACCAGTCAATGAACTCAAAGGACAGGCGTCTGTTTCATAGCTACTCTACGATCGATAAGGTGGCATCATCTGTGCTTACACTCCCCGACGACGTTATACGCAACGCAAAGGTGATGTATAAGAAGTTTTCCGAGGGAGATGTGCTCACGCGGGGTGGTAATCGACAGGGTATAATGGCGAATTGCATATATTATGCGTGCAAAGCTGGAGGAGTTCCGAGAACAATTGATGAAATTGCCAATGCTTATGAGATTGACCGCAAGTTCATATCTAGGATGGAAGATTCGTTCTTAGATGTTGTTCAGCCGAGTGAGACGGAGACGTGCGCATCAGCTTCTATTTCTCACAGGCTCCTTAATGAGTTTCAGAACATAACTGGTAAAGATCGTATGAAGGTTCACAGGGCATGCGCCAAGCTGGCAAACTGTTCTAAACTCATGTCCAAACACCCCAAGACAATCGCCGCTGCGGCAATAATGGTAGAACTTGGACTCTCTCGTTCAGACGTTGCCAAGCAAACAGGCGTTTCAACATCAACGCTTAATAAGCTAGAGAGTATAGTTAGAGATTATATTGCATGTTAGTGTAAATGACAAAGGTATTCTTGTCAACCCCCTGTTATGGAGGCCTATGCCTCGAACCCTATATGTCATCTATAATAAAGCTTCAGATTCTCATGATTCGCGAAGGGATGCAGCTGTTTATAGACACTACCGAAAACGAAAGTCTTGTTCATCGTGCCAGAAACGTGAGTGTGGGCCGGTTTATGCAGAAGACTGATGCCGATCTGTTCATGTTTATAGACGCAGATGTTCACTTTGATCCAGAATCCGTTGTAAGACTTGCAAAGTCTGGTCATGATATATCAGTTGCATGTTATCCTAAGAAGATTGTGATGTGGGACCAAGCTGCTGACAACATAAAGAATGGCGATGAACGCAATCCAGCCATGATGGCCTCTAGCCTGGTTGTAAACTTCGGTGCCGCCAATCGCCCCATTAATAACGGATTTATAGAGATTTTAGATGGCCCTACTGGCTTTATGATGATTAAGCGAGAAGTATTCAAGACTCTCGAAGAGAAATTCCCGGAGTTGTGGTGCAAGAATGACCATCAGAATCGCGACTTTGATGACTATCATGCATGCTTTGATTGCATGATTGATCCCGAAAGCAAGCGTTATCTATCAGAGGACTATGCGTTTTGTCGGCGATGGCAGCAGGCTGGTGGGAAGATTTTTGCCGATGTGAATACAAGTCTGGGTCATGTTGGCAACCTTCCATTTGTTGGGTGTTTAGAGGATAGGTTAAAGGTTGAGGGAGATACAAAATAAATGCATATTGCTTCTATTATAGTTACGCGGAGCAAGTCATGTCATGTAAAGACCCTGCACGTGATGCTTCGCTTCAATGTCATGTGTATGGAGAGGGGACACTCGCACGAGATAACATATGTGGATGATGATGCCCATAAGAAGGCAGAGGCTATTACGAGGGCAATTAAGGGAAATTCAGACAAGATTCTATTTATAGATTTCGGTGTTCACATAAATCATGAAGCTATGGCTCAGATTTTTGAGAAGAATGCCTGTGTGGTATTTCCCGGGCCAGTAGAAGGGATCAATTGGGGTATGTTCAAGGATAAGGTACTGGCCGGTACCAAAGAACCCATAGGGCAAGCTGGTCTAGAATTTGACACCGTTATTGGCAAGAAGGTCGGCGATGGGTTATATACGGTCAAGTCGACAAATCCCAAGACATGGGTCATGAGTACAGGGGCTGTATACAAGGCACTGAAGCAGAAGAAGGGACAGGGAATATACATACCTACAAAGATTTCCGAACTGTTTGAAAAATTGGTGGAGAGAGACCTTAAGATTTTAGCATTCACTAAGGCAACAGTGACAGTGACCTATCCCCACGAGTGTGTATCCAACATCCTTCAGGCAGCAGGTGTTAAAGTCAATTAGATATATATTGCAAATGGAGAAGCTAACAGAGGTGAACCCAGATACACCCATTTATAAAGCCGCATTAGTACTCTTACACACAAAGTTTGGTACCATCCGTGCAGACGGGAGTTTCCCCCCCATCTTCCCAGGACCTCAACCTGTTAGCATAGAGCGCAGACACCTCCCTCTACTCAAACAGGAGCCATATGTGGTCTGCGAGAAGACCGACGGCGTTCGCCACGCTCTTATGTGCCTAAAGGTCAATGGTAAGAAGGTGGTTCTGTTAGTCAATAGAAATGTTGAGTTCTATATCGCACCTATCCGCATGCAACACACTGACACAATCTTGGATGGTGAATTGGTAAAGTCACGCGAAGGCAAGTGGCTCTATATGGTCTATGATATTGTCGAGCCCGGTACATTCCCCGAACGGTATAACCTGGCTCGCACAGTAACATCAAAGATTCTCAAGGTTGCGAGTGACCCCTTCAAGGTCCAACTCAAGACATTCTATACCATGGACCAGTTTAGCGTGTTTCTAGAACAGAAGTATCCATATGATACCGATGGATTTGTATTCACACCGGTCAACGAACCCATCAGAGTGGGGACACACGAGACCATGTTCAAGTGGAAGCCATTGGAGCAGAACACTATCGACTTCCAGTTGAAGAAACGGCCTAATTCGACACGCTGGGGATTGTATATTCAAGACCACGGTGTGCTGGTCTACGAGTGTGAGATACCATATGACGACCAATATCGAGAGGATCAGATAGTGGAGTGCAAGTTCATTAAGAAGGGTCACACATGGGAACCAATCAAGGTGCGGGAAGACAAGAACTACCCCAATGCTAGGCGGACATATTATAGAACAATGATTAATCTTAGAGAGGACATTCAAGTAGGTGAGTTCATGTAATAAATAACCAGATAGTGAAAATTATCCAGAGGCTGTTCAATCTCAGTAATACTGAGGTCATCCTTTAAATACCATTTCCCCTTGTGTCTACCCACACTTACATAGTGACCATGATGGTCGTTGCCCATATGAACCGCGCTGCTGATGTAACTGTAACGCTTCCCGGCCACTTCAAGGTGTTCGGTAAGCTTTATCTTGTGGCGGTATCCAAGTGAGAATACCAGCACCTTGGGTGCGGTTGCGATCGAGGTTCGGGTGGTGGCCACGTGATGTTTCTTGCCCGTATCATCTTCATAGTCGGAGATGGTTGCCCACTTTTCATTGTGGGCGATAGTGTCTTGGATGGTCTCATGTGTCTGGTCGGGGTACAAAAAGTGAACAATCATATCCTCTGAACTTCCAGATTTTCCATCTGGAAAAATAATTTCTTTTTTTATTTTTGAATAAAAATTTTCTTTAATTAAATTTGTCGATTTGTCAAGAATGTCAAGTATGCATATGAAGGCCTCTTGGACATCATGCTGATTTGAATTTTTAAATTGTGGAAAATTATTTATAAAAATTTTAAAAATATTTTGAAATAATTTTAAATTTATTTTTTCATTTTTGGAAATCCAGATCTCATGCGACACATCCTGAAGTGTCAATGTAAACTCACAATCACCTCTATACCTCTTCAATATGAAATAGTTGGCAACCAATGGTATCTGCAATAGACATTGAATAGCACTTGAGAAGTAACATGTGTTACCAAGATTGGGTATACCCTTCATCTTTAGAATACATGTCATAAATACCTTAAAGATTTTACACGATATATGTAAAAGGGAGTGTCGATATGGATGCACACGCAGTCTTTCATGCCGTCAAGCCTGTTTTCGAGTCCCTGAAGTACAGGCCCTATCTAGAGGTTGAGGTCCGCCTTGGTAGGCATAATGGAAAGTTCTTTGACACCAACCTAGGGAAGGAGACCTTCGACCGTATTGTAGATGCACTCAAACGTTATGATGGATGGGAGGAGACCGCCTCTGAGGACACAGAGGTTTTCATCAAGGGTGATATCCGGATGGTTCTCAATGAGGAACAGGATTCGCAGGAGGTTCATCGCAAGGTTAAGATTAATAAGATTGACCTTAATCTGAAGGACCGGCCATTGGATGCTAGGGTGGCATTTGCACAAGAGATACCCGCTCCGGATTTTGATACTGATACGGAGATGGACAGCGTTCGGGTGCGTCACCGCGATATGTTTCTTCGCAAGAACCTGCGGATAGATTGTACAACCGTTCAGGGTGGCGAAGTGGACCCGGATGCAGAGGATGACACCGTGTTCCAGGTTGAGATGGAGATTGTCGACCCTACAAAGGTGAACGATGACAACGACCTATTCAACATCCTCTACAAGCTCCAAGATATTTTAGATACTATTAAGTAAGAGATGAGTGACTCGTCCCAATTAGTGAAATTAGCAATAGCAGCTCTCGTAATCTATGTCATCTTCACCATGAAGGACAATCGTGGTGTTCAGGCCCGTATAGGGAATTACGAAACTAAATACTTCCCCTTATCTGGTGGGTATTCATTAGAAATGTTTCAGAGCATGAAGGACAATAATGTGAGTCAGAGTAGCATCAAGGAATTCTTGTCGATGGAGGATGCATTCTTAAAGATGGAATATGATACGGTCCGTGGGGGTGTGTCATATCACATACAGGCACAAGAATTGTCAAAGATGATTAAAGAGAGATTTAAGGGGTTCAATTTCGATTACCACAATCTTCACCTGAAACAGATGGCCGAACCATCTAAATTAATAAATAGAGACATATACTGAAATTAGACCATATCAAATAGGGCACAGACGAGGGTCTTGTGTCGGCACGCCTCCATGCGGTTGTAGTTTTCCAATATGTGTAAAATCAGACTATTATCATCCTCTTCTCCCCTTCTAGTAAGGAATTCAACTTCAAATGGCGAAGGGCCATTATGCTCCCTGTACTGCCTGATATAGTCGGCGACTACATATATCAGACAATCTAGGATTTCCTCCCGAGCCATTTCCATCCACGAGTTTTGTTTGGTACCCCATTCCCTGGTGTCATCATTTACGCGGACCCCATGACCATAACGCTCAAGGCCCAGTGCCAGGCGCTCACGGATCTGGTCCATTTATCATAAATTGCCCGTTTCCTTTAACGCTGAATAAAATACTGTAGAGGAAATCGTTCAATATTCACTCCTTGACCAACCAGATTTGCTCTGGTCATGATCTCGGGGTGCAAAATAACCCCATGTTGTAATAAAATTTCCATATTATTTACTATATTCATATACTTGAACATACTTTCCTTATCGCCATATGCAGCTTGGTCATTAAGACCGCCATAATGATCCTCACCTAATGGCACATACACGGTATTTGGTTTGATTTCATCAAATGAAAATGGAGTAGAATAGACTAAATCACATCGCAATGACATAACCAAATCGTAGTCGTCATTCACGAGTGTAAAGACTCGCCATTTATTTACAAAGTGCCTAATCATATTATCTATATTTGCCAATTTCCTATCATGCTGTTCGTAATTTGTAGCCGTATAATCTATCTTAGACACTACATAATCTTTGGGTTTGTATAATGATATAAATCTATCGACATCCTCTTTATCTGGGCAGTCTGACGATAGATATACATCATACTGATTTCCAGCTGGCAAATTTGCTAGAAAATTCTGACACTTATTTATCCTCCCAAAAATACATACAGCAACCTTCATTTATTTCTTAACGGCCTTATTCTTTAACTTTTCTGCGAATGCCTTGATCTGCCTGAACGACGGCTTGGATTTCTTACCAGCCTGAATGGTATTAGCAAAGTTCTTCACCCGGTTGGCCATATTTGCATCACCATTTACGAGCATAGAGTAGTAGATTGGCCTGTACTTGGCCTCGACGTCCGACTCGAATGCCTTCATGAACCTCTTGATAACACCCTTCTGCCCACCCTTTGCAGTCTTTTCTAAGTTGATTGGCTTTATCCTCTCGCGCTCGAGTGCCTCCTTGGCCATGTTGATCACATTCTGCCTCATTGCATTCCGACGATTCTTGTTCACTGCCAGATTCAGGTACATAGACGGGGGCATGACTGCGTTCATCTGCCCGCGGCCCTTCTTGTTCACCAGACCCAGATTCTTCAATCGGTTCGCAACCTCCTTCGCCCGATTGGCCGCCGCCTTGTTGGCAATCTCCTTCGCCCTACGCGCGTTATTCTCCGCTCTCTTCTCCGCAGCCTCCTTTGCTGCCTTTTCCCTAATATTTATGTTCTTCTTTAGAGACCGTCTCTTGGCATCGGCGAGGTCTGCGATGAGTCCGACCAGCGCGTCTCTGCCAAGGTTCTCGCGGCCGGCGCCGGCTCCGAGCTGCTTTGCAAAATCCCTGAGTTTGTCTAATGGGAACGTTATAGCGTTGCGGTGACCAATACGGATGGCCAACCCGTTTCCAGTTATCGCACGCTCGACCTTGCCCCTCTTGCCGGTGTCAGACACAGTTACGGCCATGATTCCGCCGGCGGATCCGGTATTTGACCTGTTTGTAGAGGTTCCCCTTGTGGCCTTCCTTATAAGGTGGCACAGGACCTCTTTCTTCATATTCGGTCGCGCTTCTATTATATTGAGGCGCTTGGCAATATCCATAAGAGCAACCTTCGTGTACCTTGTGCACTGGCGGGTACCAATCTTGAGTTGAGAGACGTCTGGCACGTGCCACAATTTCCTACCACGAGCCTTTGTTATTATAACATTGAGAGCCATAGGGTCCTCAAACTTTGCCTTTGAACCGGGGCGTGTTCTCAGAGTCCAGAGGCCATTGTCAGATACCCTCTTTGACTTCCACGCATTCAATAGACGGTTCATGTCCTCTATGTAGGCATTGTCTATGGTTGGGTCATTGAAGACCTTTATAAAGTTTTTGCCTGATAGGTATGTAGTATTAGACAGGGCGTTGTTACGATTTTCCAGATCAAACATCTTCTTGACATTATCTGGAATCTTAACATCAGCCTTCTTGTAGGCATTGGCAACCTTTGCCCTTGAATATGCAATTGATCTGGGAATCTTATAACAGCATGGCTGGCCTTGAGGATTTGGTTTTATGTACATCCCCGCCTTTTGACACTTCCCCTGGAAACTATACGGGACTGGACACCTGTCTGCTGGACATGTTGTACCCCTGCGAAGGACTTCCGGTGCTTTTCCACCTTGCATGTACCTTTCTGCGCGAGTCTTGCTGTTCGTCTGAGCTGGGAGGGCTCCAAACGGCCCGGTTACTTCGCGCGTTAGAAAATCTCTTGCCTCTCTGAATGCGACATCAAAATTCTTGGCCAATTCAATCTGGCACCGACCGGTACTGCTCACGCGCAATACACAGTTTTTTAAGGGTATTATAGCGATGCCGCGCACCACCCTAGGCATGAGCCTCTCCTTGGACTTCTTTAACTTGCCAGTTTTCTGAATTATATTCTTGTCCTTTACCGGTGGCTTGGGGGCAGCCCTGACCAGCCTCCGAACATCCGGCTTTGCGTTTATTGAAAAGCTTCCCGTAAGGTTGTTGTATTTGAGTTCATTTGCAGGGACGCCATATGCCTCTACCAAAAAACTGTGAATATCATCGGGAATATCATCACCATATTTCCCCGACATCCTCATAGAACCGTTCCTATAGAGGGTAAAACTTGCACCATATAGCTTGTCCTCATACCTGTAGGCAATCTTGAACTCTATGTTGCGTATACCAAGCTTTTTGCGTTTGGCAAGCTCTCGACTGATAAAGCGCCTCTTTAAGACCTCTGGATCCTTGCGCTTTGTAATCTTCTTGAGCTTTTCGTATGTCATACTGGGGACATTGTTGTTGTCGGGGCCCTCGAATTCCTGACGGAATTCTGGCACCTTTATTGGCTTATTTGCATCGTCCTCATTTTTCTGAAGGTCCTCAAGTTTCTTCTTTATAACATATCCATATTCTGGACTGAGCTTTAGTAGAGGCTTAAAGTTGGAATCTCTACCTATTATTTCCAATATAGTAATTTCATCAGATGACGGGAATGGCCACTTAGAAGTCATCATGTCTAGCAGTTTTAATTTTCGGTCTCCGGGGTGTGCATATGACATGTTGAACATGTTTGGCCGTAACTTGGAAAATTCCAACGGCATTTACTATATGCCAAGAAATTAGTAGTCATCACTGAATTGGAGAGCATCCTCAACAACATCAACCCCGAATATAACTGGCTGCAGTGCATACGCCCTGCCCTTGTAGGTTACAGCTTCATTCCTAACCTCGATATCCCGAGTGCTGAATGGGCCTGCATAGAAGTCCGGATTGAACTTCACCTTTCCAAGATTGTTCTCTTGGCAATGCTGGTTGAAAATCTGGACGAAAATCTTTTGAGGTACGAATGCATCCTTTTCGTAGCGCACCTTCTCCGAAGCCAGGAAGTTCTGCAGTGTGTTTGTAACCATGGCAACCTGTGTCTGAACATTCTTGAAATAGGACGGTACTACATTCCAGATATCCTTGTTTGCATACTTCTGTGAATATTCGAGATATGCCCTCACACACTTGAGTAGAATGATTGGGATCTCGGCCTCTAGCTTCTCCTCTAGCTGTGGATCGGCCTCCTTCACCTGCTTTGCAAAATTCCATGGCAGCAAACGCCTAAGAACACTCCCGGAATTGTCGCGCCAATTTGGGACCTCATTGCCACCCAATATGCCCGGCGTCTTCCATTCGACAGACTTTGCCTTCTCATGCTTTACCGCAATCGAAACGTCCTCGCCGCTCACCAGAGACTGAAACTCTGCCTGCTCAAGGCAAAGATCACCCTTAACCTCCGGTGCAATAAACATGAAGCCATCGTAGATGCTGGAGAGTCCAAACTTCCGTTCGATATTATTTGAGAGTGTCCGGACGTCCTCATTCTCATAGAACTTCTTGAAAACCTTTGTGATAAGGGTGGATTTGCCAGACCTAGCAATACCCTTCAAGAAGGGAATAATCTGCCACCCATCTAGGTCACCCACATCAAAACACAATCTCCCACCCATCACATACATCCACTTACAGACGTCGATATCAAACTTTTGATAGTCCATGACGCGCTGGAAGTTTGGTGTAGGGATATCATACCAATCTCCGATGTGCGAAAAGTCGTCAAATTGCATATCAAAAAACTTGGCACTGACAATGAGAGGGTCTAGGCACGCAAACTCCCTGCTCTCGTATGGATAGAACTTGCATGTGTACTTCCCGGTCTTTGTATCCATAATCTTTCCAACAAACAGGCCATTCTTGAAAGACCACACCGACCTGTTCTTTACAATTTCAGGGAACTGCATATCCTTGCACTCCGAGAGGTGCTTGATGGCATCACGGGCGCTCGAAGCCTTTGCCGTGAGATTCTTCCATACCTCGAAACGCGTCTCCTTCTGTGCTATTGTATAGACAAAGTCTGAGACGGTCATGATTGGCTTCCAAGCCTTTGTATAGTGCTGGTCTATAGTCGTGATCTGCTTGCAGCACTGACCCTTATAACGACGGATGTTGTTTGTATATGTCTCATTCAAAAGTGCCAATAGAAGCTGCTGATACTGGCTTGTATCTTCAAGATCCATAGTTGAGCATCTGAAGAGGGAATGGTCGCTCTCTGGGCTGATCGGTGTGTATGTAGGATGATTTATTCGTTCATACATCCTAGCATATCGGAATACATTCTCGTACGCGTCATCTGCATGGTCAATCAATCGGTTGATGCGCGTCGACACCTTTACATCGCTACTATTTATGTCAATAGTATCATCGTCAAATATACCCAAAGCAACGGTACGATGATAGAGTTCCCCAAGGAGACCAAGCTGCCTCTTGTGTTGCGCGGCAACCCGCTCAATATCTATCACTTTAGGATATCCGGTGTCATCGAGTTCTTCTGTGTGGAAAAATTGCTCAAAACCAATCTTGAATGGTATGGACGCATCATTGCGCTTATCAAGTTGCCAGTTGTATTCAAGATCATTCAGGAGTGCTAGTGCATCACTGCCCGAAAGACTGTGAACCTGCGACTTGAGTAACTCCAGCCTAGATTCGTTTTGGTCAGCATTTTCTGAAATGTAAAGTAGGTCGGCCATCCCTCTCTATGACTATATGTTCACAATTTTTTAAGCACCCTTTTCTTAGACCTTGCACTTGTATTTGATTAGGGCACCCGATTTTGCACCCGGAACCGTATCACAATCAAAGAACATGCCGAGGTACTCTCCCATATCACCCGCACCAGCTACACATTTGGAACCCTTGCTCACCTTCTCGCAATACGCGTTTCCAGATATGCTGCCATCGGCAAGAGGGAATTCAGTAGCCTTGCTATCGATGTACATCTTACGGAGTTCATCGGTTGTAAAACCCTCACGATGAGACATTATTATAATGGCGATAACTGCCGCAATAATAATATTAAGTGGTGTCAAAAATTTCTTCATATTTTAATATATTAAAATATTTTATTCTTCTGCTGCCTTCTTTGTTACTTGTGATATAAGTTTTACAAGCAACTTGTTTGTAGTCTCAAGCTGACTCGAAATCTTAAGCATGGCTGTACACACATTATCACTCTCTGTGGAAAGTAGGCCCTGTAACAGGTCAGCCATATCTGTATACGCCTCATCATCCTCATCTTCTTCATCGACATCATATTCGAACCCATCCTCTGGCTCCTCCTCAGTCTCAGACTCAGACTCGTCAATGGGTGCTTCCTGAACCTGACGACGCTTCATGTGTACGGTACTATTGTATGTGGAAAATTTTGTCAACTTTTTCCGCGCGCGGCTGGTCAGAAATATTTTCTCTGCGTATAGTACAACAACAATGGCAGGCGGTCTTATGCAGCTTGTAGCTTATGGCGCTCAGGACGTATTCCTTACCGGTTCCCCCAAGGTAACCTTCTTCCAGGCGGTGTACAAGCGTCACACCAACTTCGCCATGGAGAACATCGAGCAGACCCTGAACGGCTCTGTTACCAACGACGGTCGCGTGTCTGTGACCATCGCCCGCAACGGTGACCTCGTGGGTGACATGTACATCGAGATGACCACAAAGGCCCTCGCCGGCTTCGCTGGTGACCTCAGCGCTGTGGACCCATGCTGGGTGGCCGAGCGCGCCGTTAAGGACATTGAGCTGTCCATCGGTGGCCAGCGTATCGACAAGCACTACCAGATGTGGTGGCGCCTGTACTCCGAGCTCTACCTCGACGAGTCCAAGAAGGCCAACTGGGGTAAGATGACCTCCAGCGCCAACGGTGCCGCTAACTCCAAGGTGTTCCTCCCACTCGTCTTCTTCTTCAACCGCAACGCGGGCCTGTACCTGCCACTGATTGCCCTGCAGTACCACGAGGTGCGTCTGGACATCGACCTCGCAGCCCGCTTCGACAGCTACCTCCAGACCTCCGGCTTCAAGGTGTGGGCCAACTACGTGTACCTCGATACCGAGGAGCGCCGCCGCTTCGCCCAGAAGGGTCACGAGTACCTCATCGAGCAGGTGCAGCACACCGGTACCGACACCGTGGATGTTGGCACCACCAAGCAGGTGCGCCTGTCCTACAACCACCCAGTGAAGGAGCTGGTGTGGGCCTTCAACAACGGCACTGCCTCCAACGCTCACATGTGGAACTTCACATCCAACGCTGGTACCTCCAACGCCGTTGTGCTGGCAACCGACCTTCACACCGCGTGCGCTGGCAACACCTGCGTGTCCAGCACCACCCTCAACGGTGCCCCCCAGCTGATCACCGCCGGTGTGGACTTTGGTTCCGCTGCCCGCTGGGCTGAGGAGGGTGATGCCTCTGCCACCAACTCCGTTGGCCCACTCGAGACCTTCAAGCTTGTGCTTAACGGTCAGGACCGCTTCAAGGAGCAGTCCGGCAAGTACTTCAACCAGGTGCAGCCCATGCAGCACCACAGCGGCTCCCCATACCCCGGTATCTACTCGTACTCCTTCGCGCTCAAGCCCGAGGAGCACCAGCCATCGGGTACCTGCAACTTCTCCCGTATCGACAACGCCCAGGTGGCCGTCACCCTCAAGGCTGCTACACAGGACTGCACCACACTCAACATGTTCGCCACCAACTACAACGTGCTCCGCATCCAGTCTGGTATGGGTGGTCTGGCATTCTCCAACTAAATTTAAAAATAAAAATAAAAATAAAAATAATAAAAATATTTTAAATTTTAAATTTGATTTAAATTTTAAAATATATTAGCGCGGAAGGTACCTAGTCCATGACATTCTTTTTATTGATGGGGGAGGAGTATTATATTTGCACGTGTATACACAATCACATATATCGTCCTTAGGAATAACAAACTTCTCTGCGAAACACCGAACAGGAACGTTTGCGTCATTTCGCATTGCTCTAGATATCAGCAGACGCATGATGTTTCTCATACTATACTATTATTGTTTATATTTATCTACTTCTTTATTAAATTCATTACGGGACAGTGTAAATGGCTGTGATGATTTTGCAAATGTGAGATAGTTATTGTATGCGTTGTTGCGAGTTTTGAAATTGATACCAGGGCCTCCCGGTGATAATCTATGATTGACCCATGTGTGAAACCCCTGCGCGGCCAGGGCATTCGCAATTTCTCTGTCTACCATTTCTATATCAAGGTTCTCATTTGGAATTCTCATGACCTCATTGGTTTTTGTCTTGACTGGTTTCTTGTGTCGCAAGTTTACCGGTATATTACGGGAAACGGGTTCTCCCAAGTTTTCCCTGCCACCTCGGTCTCTCAATAATCTCATCATGTTCTCTTCTGACACCATAGTCATCGTTCCATGCACAAAATCACTAAATGTACTGTGATTTTCCAAATTATATGTCTTTAAATTATTTATGACATCGACTATAAATTTCGATGCATATCCAACACATGAAGCATCTTGTTGCAAATTTGGACCATTATATTTGAAGATTTTATTACAATTGTAAATTTCTTTGAGTTCTTGAAATATCTTGTCATCCAGTGGCTTGGCATCCTCACCCCATGCATTAAAGCAGAACAAAGTCCTGTCGTGTTTCACCGCCGAAATTGCATGATTTGAGTGCATGCCGGCATCCTGATACCCAACGATTCCAATCAGAATACCAACTGTGCCTGCACTGGGGTTTTCAGACCCCATCCTGTCTAGATTGCCATCTTTATATATATACGTGACGATTGGTTCCTCGATTCCTGACTTTTTAATCTTTCTCTGTATAGAACCATCAACTATTGAAGGATAATCACAACTCGGGTAAAGTCGGCGTGATTTATACATGTGTGTTTATATATACATATAAAAAATGGATACCGGCGATATTGTGTTGCATACAACTCCAAGGAGGTGGTGGATATTCACAGTTTCGGAGTGGGTCCATGTGGGTTTTGTAATAAAAGACCCAGAATGGCTTGACCTCGAGGGTGTTTATCTTCTCGAGTCGGAGTCATTCGGTGTGCAGGTTGTACCTTTGGATGAAAGGATTAACGAAGGTAGCACATATTACAGGAAGTACAACGGTACACCCATATGTCACAAACGGTTGCAGGAGATATATCAGGATGTAAAGGACAATCCATATGTCGTTGACCCGTGGGACTGGGTCAAGGCATTCTTGGGTCTCAAGACGCATCCCCATCGAGAGAACATCTTCTGGTGCAGCGCACTTGTTGCGTGTGTATTAACAAAAGTGGGTATCCTCCCTTCGAATACAGATTGGTCTATATTTGAGCCCAAGATGTTCGGAGATGGCTTTCACCCGGCATACGGGCCTATAAAAAAACTCTCCAGAATGTAGATGGTTATTATATTTATTGTTATTCTATTGGTTATATCTATTTTATATAGAAACGTAACCAATCCATATAAAACAGCTCCTTCTAAAATGAAACCATTAGAAGAAAATTGGAAAACAATTGCCAATGAAGCCGCAAAGCTTCCAGATAATATTATAGATGGGCCTGTTACATATAGGGTGCAAGAGGATTGGTTGGGTGACAGGGGCCTTGCAAAGATACATGAACAGTTTAAAAACAATGCAGGTTGGATTTATGGATGGCAGGCGGATATAGGTGGCCCAAATAAAGAATGGATGAATTGGGGTTTAATATTTAACGGCGAACCATGTGGAAAGAATGCGGACATGTGCCCCGAGACAACATCACTCCTTAAGTCAATTCCGGGCATACAAGTTGCCGGTTTCTCATTGATGACGCCCAAATCAAAGATAAATCCTCACACTGATGCAACTGGCAAGAAGTTCGGGAGTATGGCATATCACTTGGGATTGGACTGTCCTAAAGGATGTAACATGGTTATAGGTGACAAAAGGGAATGTGAGAAAAATGGAAAGTCCTTTATATTTGACGCAACCGACCTGCACTGGGCCGAGAATACGTCTGACAGACCTAGAATGATTTTGTATATTGATTTTAAAGTTTAGAATATATATACAATAAATGAAAGATGTCTACACCGACGGGAGCTGCCTTGGGAACCCTGGCGCCGGTGGCTGGGCCGCAATCTCTGATACCTTTAGGATATGCGGTGGTGAAACTGAGTCTACGAATAACCGTATGGAAATGCAAGCAGTTATTCGTGGCCTCGAAAAGTCTCTGGAAATGGGCAACCTCGAAGTCAGAATCTACACCGACAGCAATTATGTCAAACAAGGAATCACCACATGGTCAAAAAAGTGGGAACTCAACGGATGGAGAACATCCACCGGTTCAGCTGTGAAGAATGTTGATTTGTGGAAAAAAATAATTGAACTCTCGAAAAAGTTTCTAGTTTTGGAATGGCAATGGGTGAAAGCACACAATGGTGACCCCATGAACGAAGCGGTAGACACAATGGCTAGAAAGGTTGCTAAATTAATCTCCCCCGATTCATCCTAAGCCCCGAACCGTTTGCGTCGCGTCCCTGAAGACGCATTGACCTTCGCAGCATGGTCTTTTCTTGTTCTTTCTTGATAGTTTTTTCAAGTTCTTGAATTGAATTATTATTTAATGTATTCAAATTCAAATTGATATTACTTTTTACGGGTAACTCACGGGTTTTAATATTGTTGTTCATCATGTTATTATGTCCAATATTAGGATGCACTGGGAGTTTCTTTATATTTTCAGCTTTTTTTGCAGCACCCTTTATAAATGGCGTCGGAAATTTCATGAGTAGACGGAGTTTCCTAACCTGTACACGGTCGAGTCCAGTTATGTTAATTTTCGAACCTATTCGTCTTAACTCTTTAGACAATGAGGAACTAAATCCGGGTCTTATCTTGGCCATTACATTAGTTTTTATTTCGTCCTGAATGACTTTGACTATATTTTGCGGTAATTCGTTCACCAAACGTTCCGTTTCCTTTCTGTATTTTTCAAATAATGATACAGATTTGCTGTTATTCGTAACTGATGCATATTCCATCCATATAGGTGTATACACACGGTATCCAAATGATTTTCCATCCAAAATTATACCAGCACCATTTATGATTCCTATGGCAGCTGCCAAATAATCCTGTGTAGCTAAATAATTCGGACCATTTAAATCTCCTAAGTTGGCATTTGAAACTCGTATTGCATTACCATTTTGAACTGTATATAAATCGCCAGCTCCATTTTTAAACTGATTTATTTGCGTACAATATACTCCCTGCATTCCATCTCCGCACCGCTTATATTCAAAAATTGCCATTGCAAATTTGAGCTGATCTTTTTGGTCAAGATTTCTGGGCATATATTGTTGCGCAATTAATGATAATTCACCTGCACTAGGTCCATACCCACGGTTTACGTATAAAATCTTCTTATCTTTACTTATGTAAATATTGGGCATTTTATCAAAAGCTTTAATAAACCCGTTAGGTACTTTAGAAGTTGAAACTATTATAGTTGTTAATATATTACTGAACTCGGCACCTTCATTAGGGGTTCGTGTCATAATAACACCACCGCCCGACAGTGACTTAAGCGCGGGTGCTCCTCCTAATCCATATGAATACAACGTGAATGTCCCAAGTAATTGTTGCATGGAACATTGTTCGTGGAATGTATAACCAGTTGGTAAAATTGATGTATCCAGCTTAGGGGGAGGTTTATCAGTTTTAATAAATACAAATTTGACATTTTTGTCATCTATACCGATGGTGGATGCGCCATCAAAAAATTGCGCAGGTGTGATTATCACCTTATCTATGACTTCGCGTCTGAATACTCTCCCCGCAATTGTATTTTTGTTATATTCTTTTATTTCTCTACCATTCCTTCGTACACGTGACGGTAAAGCGGCTACGTCTAGAGAAACTGACCGACCCTTATCCTTTATCCAGTCAACTACGTTCGGCTGTGAACCCTTGAAAAGACGTACATATGAATAATCCTTGTTATTGGACATTACGAAGTGTGTCTCTAAAAGTCTAATGATATTTCCCTTCATGGCATCTAAATCTTTTATATCAGTGTTTTTACCATTTATATTATACCCCCTAAATACAAATTGAGTCTTATCCATAGTAGCAAGTGCGTATTGTGGTGTATAACATGCCGCTAATAGTACGTAAATGTTTTTTTCTAGACCATTCATTTTATCACCTGCAGGCCCCCTGTTACGTTTCCCTTTGTTTTGAGGGGTACCAGTATATCTAAATAGGTCTCCCTTGCTTTGTAAAACAGTCGCATAGTTAGAAACAAATGATTTAATTCCGATTGATTCACCGGACTTCTCATCAATGTCATGCCACGAATCGATTATGTATACAACATTGACAAGTGCTTGGGCAGTAGCAGTATCAATTTTGAATAAACGCCCAACAAGTTCTGCGGGGGTTAATAGTTGTTTTGGATTACGACGGCCCTTCTTTAGTGTATTTTCCCATGTGAATGGGTCTAGTAACTTTTTAATCGTGTCAGGTTCAGTCATCTACTATATCATTCCAAAATAAATACCAAGTGCATGAACGGTCTGTCACATCCCCAGCTCGTGAGCGGGGTATTAAAGGCTTCATACAATATATAGGTAGAATGGCGTCTATTACGATGCTTACTAGCCCATCGGGTAAGTCATTCATTACCAGTAAGTATGATGACAACACTCTAGATCTAGATGACCCAGCGTGCTTTGTGTTCAAGAAGGCTGTTAAGAAGTATGGCTTTGAGAGGTTCGATGTGAAACCTCTATGGTTCGATGACGATGAATGTGGAGAGGAGTATGTTACATTCATGGAGGATGAAATGATTGACAGTTACAAACCAGAATATAATATGGCTGTATTCTAAATGAATATCAAACTAGAAACTGTTGTTGGTGGCATGGCGCTATTGGTGGTACTTTACAGAATAGGATTCATGATGGTTCCTATGTTGAGGAAGGGGGTTGCATCACAAGATATACCAATGATATTTAAATCATTCACATTAATAGTATGAAGGGGCTTCGCGTTAAATTAACGCTAGAATTACATAGAGGTATAGTGAGGGTCAGCCCTCGTGGCTCTCATAACTCAGTTGGTTAGAGTGTCCGGCTGTTAACCGGTAAGTCGTCAGTTCGAGTCTGACTGGGAGCGATTGTGGTCCGCGTGGCCAAATGGATAAGGCGTCCGCCTCCTAAGCGGAAGATTGCGAGTTCGATCCTCGCCGTGGATATTTGAACCTGACAACGGTGTGTCCCCGCTGCCAAGTTTAAATCTCGATATTAATTATAGATGTCACTAACGAATGACAGCAAGGGAGAATTCAAGGTGGACAATCAGAAGCATCAAAACTTCAGTGTCATTGGTCCGTCATCTACATTTCAGTCACTTGCGAATGTTAGATATGACGCCGGTACCAGTATTTATGGGGGCCGAGAGACTGCGACCATCTCAGCAACATACTTCTCAGGTCAACTCGTGGTCGGAGGATCGGAAAATGGGGTCGTGTTCAGTAATACAGGTGGTGTAACAGGTGTATCACCAAACGTGTTCATAACAAGCACGGGACTCAGTGTACTAGGAGACTTCTCGGTCAGAGGTGATTTCAACGTACTTGGGTCGAATAATGTCATAATTTCAGACCCCATATTGGAGATTGGTAATGGAGCCGCAGATGGTTCAAATGTTGGTATAATTTTGGATAGGCCATCTGGCAATGTGCTACTTGCATATTTAGGTACACCAAATGAATACGATAATACACTTGTGTTATCGTATACCAATAGCTCATCATATTCATTTGATAACAGTGCGATACCAGATGATTCAAAGACGCTTGATGTGCGTGTTGTGGGTAACGTTCATGTTACAAACAATCTTTATGCAGAGAGACTGTCGGGCAACGCATCAAATTTAACCTCACTGACAAACGCCGATTCGGGCGTTTATGGAAGTGGGACCACCATCCCTGTTATAACTGTTGATTCAAAGGGTTACATTACGGATATAGAAAATATACCAATCACCGAAGCGGATGTTCCCACTTTAGAAAGTGTAGTTCAGAGTGGGAATGCAACTTCAAATACAGTCGAATTTACAAATTCTGTTTCATTTGTGACAACGGGGAGTGTTGGCATATCAAATTCAAACCCACAACATGCACTCTCTGTAGGAGGCTCACAGTATTTTGATGGTAATGTGATTATAGTGTCAAATGGCAATTCAGTATCCATTGGAAACACACAAACATTAAACGCGGCAAGTTCTATAACAATAGGTAATCTAGCCAAAGGTGCGATACGAGCGGTATCAATCGGTGATGGAGCCAATGTCGGCGTCGACTCGGTTTCTATGGGTTTTGAGGCTGGGAGTAGTTCACAAGGGTCGGTTGCTATAGGCAAGCAAGCTGGAGCCGGTGATTATGCAGTTTCTATAGGTAACCTCGCCGGTCAATCGGCGCAAGGTTATAATGCGGTTGCTATGGGAACTGGTGCGGGTCAGTCTGGACAGGGAAACTTCGGCGTTGCCATTGGTTCCCATGCCGGTCAATCGGCGCAGGGAATTCATGCGATTGCCATTGGTGGTGATACTGGACTTGAGAGTCAAGGCGCCAATTCTATAGCTATCGGTTACAAGACGAATGCCCTTGCAAACTCTATAGTATTGAACGCGACTGGTGGCGAGCTTTATCCAGCGACACCCGATGGGTTATTTGTAAAACCTGTACGCTATACCACTACGCAGACCACAAATCTACTCAGCTATAACACAACAACCGGTGAAGTGATTAATAGTGGCTTTTTGTTCGGCGATTCGCAGATTACCTCAATTGGTACAAACTTGAGTGTAACTGGTAATGTTGTTGCGGCCGATTTCAGTGGTAATGGTGCCAATATAACAAGCACAGTCGATGTTGCGTCTGGTGTGTATGGTGGTGGAAGTAACGCATTTGGTTCAAATGTTTTGCAGATTTCCGTAAATCAAGATGGAAGGATAGATCGTATAACAAATGTATTCATCCAGACTCCGATTGGCGGAGTGAGTTTTGCAGAGGTTAGTAATATTGGGAATGCCACCGCCAACACCATAAAATTTTTGAATGAAGAAACATCATTCATAACAGCCAGCAATATAGGTATTGCAAATGCACAGCCAGCACATACAATTTCGATAGGTGATGGAACAAGTGATGTGTCAGTACACATGTTCGGCAATGTGGATATTCAGGGGTCCGATTCTCAAGTGCTGATAGGCAGTGACACAGTTTCAATCGGTTCAAACGTCGGTGGCACCGGTGCCATTGCAATTGGTTCTAATGCCGGTGTGACACAAGAGATACATTCGATAGCAATTGGTCATGATGTTGGTGTGACGCAAGATAGAGGTGCAATATCCATTGGTACAGAGTCTGGTAGGATCTCGCAGTCTGCAAACTCTATAGCCATAGGAACAGGTGCAGGTGACGATACACAGGGGACTAATGCCATAGCATTAGGTTATCTCGCAGGATCCGTTGACCAATCCGACGACGCAATTGCCATAGGTTCAGGTGCCGGTGCTACCAGTCAGGGTATAGAGTCCGTAGCGATCGGTAAGAATGCTACTAGTGATGAAAAGTCCGTTTCTATTGGTTCTGATTCCGGAACGGGTACACAGTCTGTCGCAGTAGGTTATGCATCTGGAGGTGGAGATTATTCTGTTGCAGTAGGTTCTAATGCGGGCGCTACAAATCAAGGTTCGAATGCGATTGCCATCGGTCATTTGTCCGGTGAGACTGAACAGCATGCAAATACAATCGTTCTCAATGCAACTGGACAGGCGCTGAATACACACGCTATAGACAGTACTTATGTAAAGCCAATTCGTTACAGTCAGACTACACAAGCGGCTAATTTGGTCGCTTCAAACTTGTCTAGCGGCGAACTCATAACAAGTACACTATCCACATTGAATGGAAATGTTGGTATAGGTATTCAAGTACCAACTAGAGAATTGGATATATCCGGAAGTGTTGGATTCACTGGATTAATATATGGTAATGCATCCCAGTTGGTGTCTACCACCGACGCCGAGGAAGGCTCGTACGGTGGTGCCAGTAACAGCTTTGGCTCAAATCTTGTATCGATCAGCGTGAATTCAGATGGGAGGATAGATAGTATTTCGAATGTATTCGTTCCATCAACCCTTCTTACTCTCCAACAGGTTACAGAATTTGGAAACTCAACGTCGATAAATCTCGAATTGGCAAATGTCGTTACAAGCGGAAACGTTGCATTTGGAACCGGCACTGGATACACACCCATGAATACAGTTGCTATTGTATCAGGAGGTGAGGTTCATTATGATGGAGACCTCCGCCTTCATACAGACGGTGATAGCATTGAGATTGGTAAAGGAGTAAGCTCCGGTGGGATAGGTCTAGGGTTTCAGGTTCATGAATCGGGTGCAAGTGCAAACTCGATAGCTATCGGTACGTCAAGCGGAAGAACAACTCAGGGCTCTGGGGCGATCGCGATAGGTTCCAATGTAGGAACGGTAAGCCAGAGCGCAAATTCAATCGCGATTGGTATTCTTTCAGGGGATATATCACAAAATGTAGATGCCATTGCAATCGGCAGTGAATCTGGCAAGACTAGCCAAGGGTCGAATTCTATTTCTATTGGCAAGAATGCGGGTAGGACTGTGCAATTACAAGATTCGATTGCAGTAGGATCTTTTGCAGGGTACCTTTCTCAATCGACGAATGTCATCGCCATGGGTTACGAGGCTGGTTATAATACACAGGGTGACAGCGCGATTGCTATAGGTCGGTTAGCTGGAAAGACCCTTCAGAAGCAGGGTGCAGTTGCGATCGGTCACCTTGCTGGTCAGACAGCTCAGGGATCATATTCGATAGCTATAGGCGCATCGGCTGGTCAGACTAACCAAGATGATAGAACAATTATAATAAATTCAACTGGAACTAATATTGTTTCTGTCGCATCCGATTCTACATATATTGCACCAATCCGCAACAGTGACGTGCAGAGTGCAAATGTTATAGCAACAAATCAATCTACTAAGGAGGTCATAGCATCCCAATTGGCTATCCATGGAACGAATGTTGGTATAGGTGTAGCAGCACCGTCCTCCAAGTTGTCCGTAGATGGAAATATATATGCAAGTTCAGAGATTTCAGCTACTCGAGCTGAATTGCGCGGGGCAGGCACTAGTATAGATTTCAATTCGACTGCAGCTATAGGATTGAATACCGGAACACTGACATTTGAGACCGGTGCGGGATACGTCATGAATCTCATGAGCAGTGGTGATGTAGAAATTCCCAATGACGTAACAGCCAGCCACTTTATAGGTAATGGTGCAAATCTGGTGAGTACTACGGACGCAGTACCCGGAAAGTACGGTGGGCATGGCACTGCTTACGGCTCAAATATTGCAGTAATAAATGTAAATTCTGATGGGCGTATAGACAATATCACAAACGTATTTGTTTCGAATATAAGAACACTACAAGAGATTGCAGATTACGGAAATGTTACTTCCAACGTGATAGATTTCGTAAACCCATCGACCGGTTTTGTGACACTTGGCAATGTAGCGATTGGAACTGGTAACAGCTATACACCAACCAAGACTCTAGAAATCGGTGGGAGTGACACCGCTTCACACTATGGCCTCAAATTTAATGGAAATGTCGTGGTTCATGGAACTGGAAACAGGGTGGCTATAGGCTCAAATGTCGGTTCCGCTGCACAAAGTGTTACAATTGGGAGTGATGCAGGGAGTATATATCCGTCTACAGGCGTGGTGGCGGTAGGGTTTGAGGCTGGTAAAGATACACAGGGTCAGAACTCAATTGCTATTGGTAAATTAGCTGGCAAAACAAGTCAGGGTGCCAGAAGTATAGTTATTAACGCATCCGGTACAGAGCTTTCGCCGACAGTCACAGATTCACTTCACATACATCCAATAAGGAGTGTGACGTCTGGTGATACATTTGGAGTGATAGGATACAATTCGACCACAAAGGAAGTCGTTGTGAGTAATATCCAAGTCGCATCTAACGGTTTACTTATTGATGTTCCATATGAAATACCGCACCCTGTCGAAGGTTCAACTGGTCAGGTTGCATACTTCGACGATACTGACCATGTTGGTGGCACGGATGGTTTCACATTCAACGCAACAACAAATACATTATCCGTTAGTGGAAATGTTAATGTTGGTGGGGACCTTATCGTTGAAGGAAACGTAATTGCAACCAAAAATATGATGATTGAGGACCCGATTATACAGATTGGTAACAATGCTACACAGACTACCACAACCGGTATTGTATTTGACCGCCCATTGTCCGGAAACGTCATGATAGGATATCTGTCGACGGAGGGATCGCAATACCTCGACCACCTCGTTTTGGCGCATACGGATAACAGTGCGTATGATGAGACACTTGTTCCGGACCTCACCAAGGAACTTCCAATCAAGGTAATTGGCAATGTGTATGCAACCGGAAATCTTATAACAGAACAAAATCTCAATGTTTCGGGAAACATTGTGGGCGGCGCCGAATTGCGTATAAGCGCCACTGGGTCATCTAATATAAGACTGCTGAGTAATGTTCTTTCTGGAAATATAGCAATTTCAAACACAAATCCATCCGCACCGTTATCTGTCGGCACAGGATTTAGGGTAACATCGACGGGTGATGTACATGCACAGAAATACTACGGTAATGCAGTCAACATGGTTTCTACAACTAACGCACAACAGGGTATATATGGTGGTGCAAGTAACATTCACGGCTCAAACATAGCTAGAGTAGAAGTGGACTCGAGTGGGAGAATTGCAAGCGTAACAAATGTTTTCGTTCCAACCCCATTCGGTAATCACACATTAGAAACTATAACAGGTTTAGGAAATACAACAACATACACGGTTGAGTTCAACAACGTGACAACCGGATTCACAACCCTTTCAAATGTTGGGATATCAAATGCATCACCAAATCACAATTTATCGGTCGATGGTTCGATTTATAACAACAATCTATCCGCGAATGGCATTGTGTTTGCAAATGCGAGTAATGTACTAAGCACAGACTCAGCTATAACATTCGATTCAACCACGAAGATCATGTCACTTGACACTGTTGGCGGTTTATACTCTAGAATAGTCGAATACGGTAAATTCATAGGAGATTCTTACATAAGAGGCGAACCTGTGCATATTTCGGGTGCAGTCGATAGTTCTGGACTGTTCGAATTCTCTCACACCGACAACGATGACCCCACGAAAATGCCTGCGGTCGGAATTGCCATGGATGACTATCTGGAAAATGACCTTGGGTATGTAGTGAGACAGGGTGTTCTTTTCGACATATCAACATCAGTTTTCACAGGTGTAACACCCACATCATCAAATGTTAATAATAAGGTCTATATCGGGGCGAGTGGTACGTTGACTCTTGCTAGACCATCTCTCCCATCCGAACTTATCCAGAATCTGGGTGTAATCGCCAAGGTGACTGATTCGGGTGTGGCAATCTTGGTACAGGGTGCTGGTAGGTCAAATGACGTGCCGAACAGGTTGAGTGCAGTTGACGCCAACATCTATCAGACGGTCACTATAGGAGGGGGTGCAATCCAGTCAGACACAAACCTAGAAGTAACTGGGAATGTATATGTTTCCAGTGATATTGTGACGGATGCAAATATCCATGCACAGTATCTCAGCGGGAACGCATCTAATATGGTTTCTCTCACAGGGGCGGCGCAGGGTACATATGGTGGTGATAGTAATGTATATGGGTCCAATTTATCAGTGATTGAAGTTGATGAAAATGGATATATAACAGATATTTCCAATTCATTTGTGTATAATGCAAGCAATTTACAAATATTGACCGAATTTGGAAATGCAACAAATAAGACTGTAACGTTTGAAAACGCACAGTCTTTACTCACACATGGACGGGTGGGTATTTCAAACACAAACCCCGCGACCGGTGACCTGTTAACGGTTGGGAATGTGTTTAGGATTGATAACCAGTCTAATATTTGGACTGAAAATAACATAAATATTAGGTCATCAAATATCTATGCATCAGTCTCGATAGGTGCCAGAGCTGGTCAAGACATTAGGGACCGTTCCGTGGCGGTGGGAACCGATTCAGGTAGGCAGGGACAAAACAACTACACGACAAGCGTAGGATGGGGGGCGGGCAAGCTCGGGCAGGGTAGCGGCGCGGTTGCGATTGGCGCCTCGGCGGGTGAGACATTCCAGAATGCATATGCAATTGCATTGGGGTATGCAGCTGGCCAGACTGGGCAACATGCCAGATCCATTGTTATAAATTCGACCGGGTCGGCATTAAACACTACATCTGAGGATAGATTCTATGTGAAACCGGTGAGACGCATGCTAAATGAAACAGCCAATGTCATGTCATATAACACGGCTACGGGTGAAGTTACAACATCTGATATTCGGATTGTCAATGGAAATGTTGGTATCGCCAACGCGGCACCTGAGCACACCCTGAGTATTGGTAGCAACGTCTACTTTGACGATGCCGGAGCAAACACATTGGTGACGAGTGCAAACATCAGTGCACCCTATATCACATCAAATGGCAAGTTCCTGACCGACACGACGGATGCCGCCGAGGGTGTATATGGTCAGGTCATAGACGACCACTCTGCCAACATAGCCGTTGTGACTGTTGGCTCGGATGGGAGGCTCGAAACGGTCTCGAACGCACTCTTTACAGTTGTGGAGACCTCAGATCTCGATGATGTCGTCAATCGTGGGAACGCAACATCCAATACCGTTCAGTTTACAGATACTGGAACTTCACTGATAACTTTGGGTAGGGTTGGTATCGCCAACGCGGCACCTGAGCACACCTTGAGTATTGGTAGCAACGTCTACTTTGACGATGCCGGAGCAAACACATTGGTGACGAGTGCAAACATCAGTGCACCCTATATCACATCAAATGGCAAGTTCCTGACCGACACGACGGATGCCGCCGAGGGTGTATATGGTCAGGTCATAGACGACCACTCTGCCAACATAGCCGTTGTGACTGTTGGCTCGGATGGGAGGCTCGAAACGGTCTCGAACGCACTCTTTACAGTTGTGGAGACCTCAGATCTCGATGATGTCGTCAATCGTGGGAACGCAACATCCAATACCGTTCAGTTTACAGATACTGGAACTTCACTGATAACTTTGGGTAGGGTTGGTATCGCCAACGCGGCACCTGAGCACACCCTGAGTGTTGGTGCAAACCTGTATGTTGAAAACTCTGGCAACTTGGTCACAATAGATAATGTCAACGCAAACTACTATCTTGGGAATGCCTCTAAACTAGTCTCACTGACAGCCGCCTCCGTGGGCACCTATGGGGGAGACTCCAATGTTGCCACCATAACGGTCGATTCGAATGGGTATATAACCTCTATATCAAACACAACCCTCTTAGCCGGAACCTCGAACCTCGCCCAAGTTGTGAACCGAGGCAATGTGACAGCCAACACCGTTCAATTCACAAATCCAACAACCGCCCTTACGACCGATTTGACCTCAAATGTCCTGGTGAAACTTGACCAACTCTCAAATGTTGTCATCAGCGACGTTGATGTTCACAAGGTCTTGCAATACGACGGTTCTAATTGGATTGACGACTATGTCGACTTTACCTCAATTCTGGTGCAGGCTGGCGAAGATCTTGTGAAGGGTGATGTGATCTATGCAAGTAGTGCAGCTGGCGATATTCCTATAGTTTTAAAGGCAGACTCATCCGACCCAGGCAAGATGCCGTCCATAGGTATAATCCAAGACGGGAGTATAACAGTCGGTTCAACTGGCCACGCTGTAACCTTTGGTGTGTTCAATATGACACTGAGTGCGAGCTTTGCGATTGGAGATACCCTCTATGTGAGCAACACCACACCGGGTGGGCTGATGAACACAGTCCCAACAGATACAACAACGGTTGACAAGATTCAGAATGTTGGTGTATGCATCAAAACCGGCTTGGGTGGCAAGATCCTAATAACCGGCGTGGGGCGTGCCAATGACATCCCAAATGCCAATGTAGTAACTGACACAGAACTGGTCGATTACGTGTATTTCAACAATTCTGGGAACAATTTACTGAAGATTGATCCAACTCTGCTGGAAACAAAAACCCCAAATCTAGAACAGGTTGTAAGTGTTGATAATGTCACAACGAGTGTCGTTCAATTTAATTCTGGTCTGGTAACTTCTTCAGATGTTGGAATTGGCAACACAAATCCTCAACACCTCCTAAGTTTGGGTGAGGGTGAGATATTTCTGAATAGTAACATTGTTATATTGGGTTCTGAGAGTGCCATATCAATTGGTACGGTTCAAGCTGTCCAGGAACCTGGGGCTATATCCATTGGTGACCGTGCCGGTGAATCAAATCAGGGTGAGGCTGGTGTTGCAATCGGTAGAAATGCAGCAAGTGGTACGCAGGGGTCCTATGCCATAGCAATTGGCGACTCGGCCGGTGTCACTTCACAGGGTGAGAATGCCATAGCAATCGGTAGAAATGCTGCGAGAACACAGGGTTTTGCCAATACAATAGTTCTAAATGCTTCTGGTGAGGATCTCAGCCCAGTTGCAATTGACTCGGTCTACATCAAGAACTTTAGAAATTCAACAACTCAGTACACAAATGTTTTGAGTTCCAATTTGACAAGTGGCGAGGTTATAACCTCGTCGATAGTTGTGTCTGGCTCGAATGTTGGCATTGCCAACTCGACACCTGGGCACACCCTTTCGGTTGGTACCAAGTTTTATGTTGATGAGGGGGCAGCCTCAACGAACGTGGCGGTTGTGAACGGCAATGTGGCAGCAACCAACTTTATTGGCAATGGGTCTGGCTTGTCGGGTCTGAATGCAAGTCAAATCACTACTGGGACCCTGAACAATGCAAGGCTGCCCCCAGCAATATCGGTCACATCTGTCTCTGGCGATGGGTCTGGCTTGTCGAATCTGAATGCAAGTAATATTGCCTCGGGCACCCTTGCTGTTGCCAGAATACCGAACTTGGATGCCTCCAAGATTACCACGGGCACCCTTGCTGTTGCCAGAATACCGAATTTGGATGCCTCCAAGATTACCACGGGCACCCTTGATGCGAACAGAATACCGAACTTGGATGCCTCCAAGATTACCACGGGCACC